TTAATTGTTCATAAATATGATGACTCATTTGTATACTATCTATATCAGCAGTAGATTGTAATCTTGATGCCATATTTACCGCATTTCCAACAACACATAATCTGGGTATTTCATTTCCTAATATACCAATACTTACTTTTCCCATATTGATTCCAATTCTTATACATAGTGGAATATGATCGGGTGTTTTCACAGTTTTTACTTCTCTCAATATATGTAATGCAAATAATATAATTTCTTTTATCACAATTGTATGATTTTCATTTGTTTTGAAAATGTCTCCAACTACCATGTAAGCATCCCCAATGGTTTCTATTTTTTGTAAATGTGGATATTGTCTGATAATAACATCAAATACACTATAGACTGAAGAAAGTAATTGAAAAATAATTGTATCATCATATTTTTGCGCTAATTCAGTATAATTTACAATATCTGTGAAAAGAATACAAATAAAATTAAATCGTTTTAAGTTATTAGCATTGATATTGGTATTGGTATTGGTATTGGTATTGGTATTGGTATTGGTATTGGTATTTGTATTGGTATTTGTATTGGTATTGGTATTGGTGTTTCTCTCAATATATTCTTTATCAAAATTAAAAGGTAATATTTTTTTCAACAATTCTTGTTCTAATAATGTTTTATTTTCAGGAATTTTTGATAAAAATCGATCTTTGGCTAATTCGATTAAATTATTACATTTTTTTGTTATTACAGCGTTATCATTTTCATATTTTTTAATTTGTTTTACCATATAACTTGAAAATTGAACGGATTGTAAATCCATATTATTTAATAGTGTAATTTCTTTTTCATTGTAATCGCTTATAATAACATTTGTAATTAATTTACTTATCATATCCGCAAATGCATAATATATATTAACATCATATTTATTTAATAATTCAAATAATTCAACCAAATTTATGAAAACAAACATAACCCATATGAATAAATAAATATTTGTAAAAATTAAATCTCTCTTTTTATAAAAATTTTTCATAAATAAAAATAATGATAAATAAGAAAATAATAAAAAATAATTATAAATAACAGTATTTTTATATGGATAAATTAAAATATTCAAAAATGTTGGAATGATATGATAATATATTTTTAAATCATTCAAATTCGAACGATTTACTATACAAAACATTTTCAACATTAATGGTGTAGTGAATAGCCACATTGTATTTCTAGTACATTCATAATATTGTAAAGTCAAACGGTCATTTAATAACACATTAATTATAAATTTAGTATAAACCACTGCTAATGCGATTGAATATTCATTTTTTTTAATTGAATTATATAATATAATATGTTTAATTATAATTAATAAATAAATATTTAATGTAAATGTAAAAATATATCTAATTGTATTAGAGAAATATGGATTGTCAATTAATTCCATATTTTGTAAATTTGTGAAATTTGAAAAATAATAAATATGTAATATACTATCCACATTTGAATAAATAAAAAAAAATAATAAAATAAAAATCATGATAACATATAATATATTATAATATAGTTTTATATTACAAAATTGTAACTAATAATATTACAATTGTGATTCACAAAAAAATGAAGACAATCTAAAAAAGTATAAAAATTTCCATTTTATTTTACTAAATGGAAGTGATTCAAGAAAATCCAAATATTCAACATATTGTTATTTCCGGTGGTTGTATTTGGGGTTTATATGAATATGGTGCATTAAAAGAATTACATAAAAAAGGATTTTGGAATATAAAGAATATAAAATCCATCTATGGAACTTCAGTAGGTGCATTTATTGCCGTCATTTTAGCTTTGAAAATCGATTTTGAAACCATTGATACTTATTTGATTGATCGACCTTGGATACAAGTTTTTAAACAAAACGCATATAATTTGTTGGAAATCTATAATAATTGCGGTGTTTTCAACATACAAGTTTTTTATGATACATTTTCTCCCCTTTTCAAAAGTTGTGATATGGAAACGTCCATCACAATGGACGAATTTTATTTAAAAACAGGCATCGAAATACATATTTATGTGACAGAATTAAATGCCTTTGAACCCATGGATATATCATATAAAACACATCCGGATTGGAATGTAATTGAAGCAATCTATGCATCGTGTAGTATACCTACTTTGTTTTCACCCATTATAAAGAATACCCATTGTTATATTGATGGTGGATTTTTTCATAATTATCCTTTAAGAAAATGTCTCGAAAACATTGATGAAGAAGAACGAGATTGTGTTTTAGGAGTTTCTATTGGAAATAGCGTGGAAAAAGACGATATTAAAATGATTATTACCACCGAATCAACTTTTTTGGATTTTGTTTCCGTATTATTAAATCGTATTATCAAAAATATAATGTTTTCAAATGAAGATGCCGGAATCATAAAATATGAAATCTGTTTTTTAACACAAGTAACTACTCTCGATCAATTTATAAAAATATTTACCTATAAAGAAGATCGACAAAATATGATTGAATATGGTTGTGAAAAGGCAAGAGAATTTTATGAAAATCAAGAGAGAAAGAATATAGTTCAAAAATCAACTATTTAATATATGTATATTATATAATGCCTAGTGTTTTTACAGTAATTAGTGATTATTTACGCCCATATCAAAATGCCATTTTATTTTTTATTACATTTATAATATTTGCTGGTTTAGCATACTATGCTTATCTTAATTATTATATTCCATATAAAAAAAGAAACAATGATTCTGATGTGGCAAATAATCCAAATCGCAAAAAAATTGCCAATATATTTTTCTTTTTTGTTGATTGGTGTCCACATTGTAAAACGGCCAAACCTGAATGGACTCTTTTCAAAACACAATATGATAATACGGAAGTAAATGGATATACAATCAAATGTTATGATATTAATTGTACAGAGGATAATGGTTCAATAGATGTGGTAGATATTCCAAAAGATGTACAACACGAATATAATATTCAAACTACACCTGTGAAAATAGCCGATCTCATTCGTAAATACAATATTGAAGCATATCCTACTATTAAAATGGTAAAGGATAATTATACTATTGATTATGAAGCTAAAATTAATGCTGATTCTTTAGAAAAATTTGTTCAAACGGTTTTATAAATTGGATATGAAGAGAGTATAAACAAACGTCCGAAGAAAAAGAGAGAGAAAACAAACTAATATATTCGAAATATTTTATTTAGGAACTCAATATATACAAATTGTAATTTTTTCAAAAATGTCTATTAAAAATAAAACACGAAAAGTTTTCAAAGAAAATGATTATAATAGTAATGATGGAATGTTAACTACTGTTTGGGGACCAGGAATGTGGCATTCTCTCCACACCATTAGTTTTAATTATCCAGTAAATCCAACTTGTGAAGAAAAACGAAAGTATCAATCCTACATATTAAGTCTTCAACATGTACTTCCTTGTGGGAAATGCCGTAAAAATTTAGTAAAAAATTTCAAAAAACTTCCTTTGAAATGGTCGAATATGGAATCACGTGCAACGTTTTCACTTTATATTTATAAATTACACGAATTGATTAATAAAATGTTGAATAAAAAATCAGGACTTTCTTATGAAGATGTTAGAGAGAGATATGAACATTTTCGATCTAGATGTGTAAAATCTCTCGACGAATTGAAAAAAGAATCTTTAATCAAAAGAAAACAAAACAAAACACGAAAAAATAAAATAGATGAAAAGGGTTGTACGGAACCACTTTATGGTGAAAAATCCAAATGTGTTATCCATATTGTCCCGCAAAGTAAAAAATGTAGCAGTTTTCAAATGGATAAAAAATGTATCAAACGAAATTTAGAAAATAAATAAATATTTAGTCATTTTTCTACACCATTACTTCATCTGTATTTTTTATTATATTCATTTTTTTATTTTATTATATAAAAGTGTGAAGGTGAAAATCATAAAATATATATATAATTCAATATATATATTATGTCAAATTTAAATACAAATAGTAATGATACATCATTTAATAAATTATATACAACTATACCAATTATAAAAAAAGAAGAAAAATCCATACCATTTTGGTCTGAAAATCCAAATGTACTTTTTCAAAATGAATATATGTTTGAATTTTTTCCAGTGGACACTATGACTTTTTCACAAAAATTGAATGCTATATCACGTTCCATTATTATTTTATCTTTAGTCGGTTATTTATTTACGAAAAATTCAACCTTTATACTTGTTCTCGGTATTACTCTTTTTGCCATTCATTTATACTTTTTGAATACTATGAATGAAATCAAAAAAAATGAAAATAAACATTTGAAAACAGAAGGTTTCGAAAGTCCAGGTTTAGCAATAATCAATGATCCTTCTTATAATAAAAATAATCCATTGAAGAGAGAGGAAGTATTTGATAAAACTACCTCTCAAAATCCGTTTTCCAATGTTCTTTTAACAGATTTAGAATATAATGTAAATAAAAAACCTGCACCACCAGCATATTCAAGTGATATTAATAATCAAATTTTAGCAAGTGCAAAACAAACCGTAAAAGAATTGAATCCAGATCAACCAGATATTGCCGATAAATTATTCAAAGATTTAGGCGAACAATTGGAATTCGAACAATCCATGCGAAATTTTTATTCGAATCCAAATACTACTGTTTGTAATGATCAAGCCGCTTTTGCTGAATTTTGTTATGGTAGTATGATTTCTTGTAAGGAAGGTAATTTATTTGCTTGTGCACGTAATTTAGAAAGACATACAAATTAAATGATATGATAGAATATTATTATTTTATAATGTAAGAAAATCTATTTTATATTTATTATTTGATTTACTACAAAAATAATAATTATGTAGTAAATATGCAAAGGTCTATAATAAAACTATATTTGGATTATGTGAATATATGAAAAAGTATATTGTTCCATTTATTTTTTCCTTTATCTATGTATATATTAACTGAAATGAATAATACAAGTAGTTATTTATTTAATAGTATGGGACGTATAGGAATTGACGTCACTGATGAAACTGCACAAAATCTTTACAATACACGTTTTGGTAATTATACTGTGGCTAATTATTTTAGTGAATCGAATAATAATTCTGAAATTAATTTTTCTACACAACAACCTACTCTTATGATAAATGCCAGAAATGGTGTATCGAGTAATTTAATTGATAATTATTCATATATTATGAATAATACCGAAAGTGAAAGACCTTTAGAAAAATTGAGTTTGAATCAACGTCCATTTGCTACTGTTCCTTATTTAGGAAAAGGATATGGCGACCCTACTTTAGAATCACAATTATTACAAGGACAAATGGTTTGTGACAGAAAAAGTGTTGCTACTGTAAGTGAATTATCTTATATGGATTATTCTACTTATCCTATGATGGATGACCTAAAAAACAGAATTGGTAATCCATCTTATTCTATTGAAGAATCAGCCATGGATGGATGGGTTCGTGGTGGAAGTTCCGCAAGAGAAATCGCAATGGATTCAAATTTTAGCAAAAATTCCAAACCTCGTGATTTAGGATATTAAATAATGATTATATTTTATACCTATAATATATAATAAAAAAAATGAGCGAATTTTATGTAGATGATATGAATGGGAATGAAATTGAATTGAGCATCGATGAATTACCTGTTGCTGAAAAATTAGGAATAGTAAACATTCGATTGAAACCAAAAAGCGAAATGCCTGAAGAAGTTAAACCAGTGGAAGAATTAATGCCATTGGAATCTGCAGATGAATCTGTTGTTGAGGAAGCGCCTGTTGTTGATGAATCGGTTGTTGAGGAAGCGCCTGTTGTTGATGAATCAGCTACTGTTGAAGAAGCTGCAGATGAATCGCCTGTTGTTGATGAATCGGCTGTTGTTGAGGAAGCGCCTGTTGTTGAGGAAGCTGCAGATGAATCAGCTCCTGTTGTTGATGAATCGGCTGTTGTTGAGGAAGCGCCTGTTGTTGAGGAAGCTGCAGATGAATCAGCTCCTGTTGTTGATGAATCGGCTGTTGTTGAGGAAGCGCCTGTTGTTAAGGAAGAGAAAAAAATGGGTGGCCGTTCAACACGTCGTGTTAAATTTTCAAAATATTCTAAAAGAACCACTCGTAGAAGACGTGGTAATCACACAAAACGTAATGTTAATAGAAAAAGAAGAACTAACCGCAGACGTTAAATATTTATTTATGAATTTAGTAAATTATAATTCATTGATTATATTATTAAAATATATATAATAATATAATAATAGAATGGCATCAACTAGAAATCGAAATACACCAGGAAATTTTAAATTAGAACAATGGTCTTATGAACAAAAACGTATACATCAAGTGTATAAACACTCTGCCAATGGAGAAGCAATTACAACACATTTTGCAGGAAATGGATTGATTGGAGGATGGATGCCTCGTACTGAACTTTCGCATAATCCAGTAGATATAGAATCTTATTTACACGGCACTGGTTCTACTAATTTAGTCGAACCTAAATCAGAACCCGTCTTACAAAGAAAAACAGTAAATAGTTTATCGATTGCGGATCGATTACCACTTCTTCTTCCAAAACCATTATATATTGAACCCAATCAACGTCCTCTTTGGTCGTAAACCTGATTTCAAAAATGTATATTATATATTTTTGAAATAGTCAAACTCGTCTAATTAAATTTAACAATAATTTTAACATTTTCTTTTTTGATACATTTACAAGCAGAAACAGAGAGTTCTTCCCGTTTTTTCCTAGTTTTCCCATCGGTAGATTCAACAATACTATCAATCGATTGATTTTTTTTAGAAGTACTATTTCGTGCATTCATATCCAATTCAATTTGTGAATAATTGTCTTGAATATAATCTATTATTTTGTTTTCAATCGCCCATTTGAAAAAATTGAGTTGTCCAATAGTCGTTTCCATATAACTATTTTCATCATATGGAATGGAAATACGTTCCCATCTACAAAAAGGATCAAATCTTTTTTTAGAATATGCTTTTAATTTCAATTTATAGTCATTATACACTTTGAATCGATGAGTTTGACCCAATTCATACACAGTGAAATTTTTTTTTGCATAATTAGTTACAAACCAATCAACAATGCGAAGTGAAATTTTGGATTCACCGTTTATAATTTTCATCATTTTTAATAAATTTTCTTTTTTATTATAAAATTCCATTAAATTATCTAAAAGTAATTGATTTTGAGTGGTTGCAACGGTTTTATTTAAACTCATAGATGAGAAAAATCATATAGATTTTTTATATGGTTTCATTGGATAAATATATTGTTGGAATTTGGATAATTATTATTATTTTACTCTTATGTTCCGATTTGTTGTATAAATATACTAACACTAGGCATTCTGGGAATAGTCGTAGTAGCAGCTGCAGCTAGTAAAGAGACAGTTGCAGGTGCAGACCAATAAGCATAAAGTCTATCTCCTGCTGAAAAATTTTGCACTAATATTATATTAGGAAGCATCAATTCATTTTTAACTCTAACTGTTTGAACATATGTACTATCAGCAATATTATTTGCATCAGCAGTTCCATTTATTTTAAACCAAAAAGAAGCAGACACAAGATTATTTCCTCCATCTGTACTTGTTAATTGTGGACTTAAACTAATGAAATATTTACCTGCATTTTGAATAGTAAAAAAAGAAACACTGTTGGATACATCTATTCCATTAGAATAACCAATATTTGAAAATTTAATTGATGCTGGATTACCAGTTCCAACTTGATTTGAAACATCATAAAAATATCCATAATAACCACCTGATCCAACTCCTCCACCAGCAGGACCAGTAGGACCAGTAACACTAGCACCAGTAGCACCCGTAAATCCAGTAGGACCAGTAGCACCCGTATTAACAGCAGCACCATCAGCACCAGGAGCACCAGTTGGGCCAGTAGCACCCGTATTAACAGCAGCACCATTAGTACCAGGAGCACCAGTAGGTCCAGTAGCACCCGTATCACCCGTATCACCAGCACTACCAGGAGAACCATCAGCACCAGTAGGTCCAGTAGCACCCGTATCACCCGTATCACCAGCACTACCAGGAGCACCAGGAGCACCAGGAGCACCATCAGCACCAGGAGCACCAGTAGGTCCAGTAGCACCCGTATCGCCCGTATCACCAGCACTACCAGGAGCACCAGCAGCACCAGGAGTACCAGGAGCACCAGTAGGTCCAGTTACAAGCAACGATTCATTAATAAGATTTCCTACAAAATTATAATTATCATTTGGTCCGGTAGAACCTGAAGCTACATAAACAAATAAATCACCACCTGATATTAAAACAAATTCACCAATATTATTAACAGTTCCAGTAGGTAAATCTTCAAATGTATTTACATTTTCAAAGATTTTAAAACCTTTACCACCTTGTCCGGTAGCTCCAGTAGCACCAGTATCACCGGTAGGTCCAGTAGCTCCAGTAGCACCAGTAGCTCCAGTAGCACCAGTAGCTCCAGTAGCACCAGTAGCTCCAGTAGCACCAGTAGCTCCAGTAGCTCCAGTAGCACCAGTATCACCGGTAGCACCAGTATCACCGGTAGCACCAGTAGCACCAGTAGGACCAGTAGCACCAGTAGGACCAGTAGCACCAGTAGGACCAGTAGCACCAGTAGGACCAGTAGCACCAGTAGGACCAGTAGCACCAGTAGGACCAGTAGCACCAGTATCTCCAGTATCACCAGTAGCACCAGTAGCACCAGTAGCACCAGTAGCACCAGTAGCACCAGTAGGACCAGTAGCACCAGTAGGACCAGTAGCACCAGTAGGACCAGTAGCACCAGTAGCACCAGTAGCACCAGTAGCACCAGTAGCACCAGTAGGACCAGTAGCACCAGTAGCACCAGTAGGACCAGTAGCACCAGTAGCACCAGTAGCACCAGTAGGACCAGTAGCACCAGTAGGACCAGTAGCACCAGTATCTCCAGTATCACCAGTAGCACCAGTAGCACCAGTAGGACCAGTAGCACCAGTATCTCCAGTATCACCAGTAGGACCAGTAGCACCAGTAGATCCAGTAGCACCAGTAGCACCAGTAGGTCCAGTAGAACCAGTAGGACCAGTAGGACCAGTAGCACCAGTAGCACCAGTAGCACCAGTAGCACCAGTATCACCAGTAGGTCCAATGATTAATAATTCATTTGTTAGATCACCTACATAATTATATGAATTATTTGGTCCAGTATTACCATTTGAATTACCTAAATAAAAAAATAAATCACCACCCTTTACCAAAGCAAATTTTCCTATATCATTTATTGTTCCATTTGGTAAATCTACAAAACTGTTTGCATGTGCAAATATTTGAAACCCTATGCCAGGTGCTCCAGTTGGTCCTTTAATACGTGCATCAGAAATGATTAAATTTTGTATTCCATTAACATTATTGTTAAAATCGGACAAAAATTGTTGTGAAAATGATGCATTAGAAATTAACTTTTCATTATTTGCATAAATTGCGTTGTCTTTAGAATAAATATTGATATTCGAATTAAACATATTTATATATTATTTAAATATAATAATTTATAAATAATAACTATTTGCCTACGCTACACAATATTACACCATTTAATATTTACTATGAAATGAAACGCACATTATATATGATAATATAATCGATAATATATTTTTTTATGAAAAAAAATTTTACCTTTATTCTAAATATTCACATTATTAACGCTGATTTTTTTCAGTGTGTAAAAAATCTATATATTTCATTTATATTGTTGAAGAATTCAATGTGATAAATCTCTATAATGTAAAATCTACAAGTAACGGGTAATGATCAGAATCATATTTCCCACAATATTCTTTGTAGGATTGATACATAAATACATTTGAAATACGATCGTATAAATAAGGTGTTACTAATATATGATCGATTTGTGAAAATTCAGAAGAACTCGATTGACAATCTTCATTTTTGTCATACCAATCACTAAATCTCGTCGATTTTGGCATTTTTTCACCTACTGGTTTTAATGTGTATTTGTATTTTCCACAGTTCCCTTTTAGAATATCTAAAACGGATGATATCGGATAATTATTATTTGCGTCAACCACTTTTCCGTCAAAATCATTGAAATCACCGGCCACAATAATTTCGTAGTGTTTTTGAATATAATCATGAATAATATTTTGTAACACTTGGGATTGCGCCTCTCTTTCAGCGCATCGTTGTTTATCTGTAGGAAAGGCTAATAAATGAGCTCCTATAAGTGCAATATTTATATTATTTATTTTCATTTCGGTAATATAATGTTTGCTTACACCATAGGTTCCAGTTGTACCATTATAATTACACGTCGAATTTGGAATCGGATATTCGATTCGATCTTCGGTTCTATAAAGATTGATAATGGGATCGATTTTGGTAAGAATTCCGACATTTTGACCAGTTGCACTATCGGTTCCCTTTACTAAATAAGGTACATAATCAGTAGTCGTTCGATGGATGATTTCTTGTAATTCGTCGCATCCTTCTACTTCACAAATATTGATTGTGTCGGGTTGTAATTCATTGATTACATTGGAAATATAATCGATATGAATTTGCGCTTCACTCGAGTTTACCCAGGTACAACCATTACCTGGACAATCAGATGATGTGCAATAATCCAGAAATAACCATTCTGCATTGAATTGCATAAATCGATATTTTGTTGGATCTGGGCGACGATCTCCTTGAAATAGTATATTGGGACACTCTGTATCACAGTTTGAACGAGAGAGCATATAAAATAATATAATACAAAACCACATTATATTATTGGGGACATAAAAATGTGAACTTTGTAGGATAAAATATGTAATTTGTATTTATATAAATAATTTTTCTGGTAATGTTTTGAAATAAGAACCATTGTACAATATATTTTTGTCTAATGCTTTTGCTAATGTTTTATCACTGATTTTCAATTGTTTTATACAGTCATATTTACAAATATATTCTTTTATTAGTTCATTATTTTCATTATATTGACCAATACCATTTTTATATAATATGGGTATTCCATTTTTTTCTATAAAGTGATTTTTTACATCATCTGAACATTTATCATAAAGAATATAATAATGATTATTTTTTAATGTTCCATTTAGGACTGGATGATCTAATGAGGAAGATTGAAATCCATTTTTTACAGCAGCTGTTTTTCTGTCTAGATAAATATTCAAAATTTCAGTTTTTTCTTTATTTAATTTTGCAATGTATCCTACATTTTGTGGTCTTATTTTTTTGGTTGGTTGGAGATTATATAAAATAGTTGGATCTAAATTTCTATCCACATAATTCCATCGAAATCCTTGATATATTGTATTTTCTGAAATTGCTTTTTTTATAGAAGGACGTTTCAACATAAAATTCGACTCTTTGATAACTTCGGCAATAGATTCATATATTTTTATAATTTCGAATGTTTCTGGATTTATTTTTTGAATTCTATCTCCTAATGTTTCGTTCAGTATATTGAATCCAGTATTGTTTTTTGTTTGTAATGAATTCAATTTATCTATTATTTCTTTGTTGGATCTCTCTAAATTTTGAATTTGATTGGATAATTGTTGTATTTGTTCATTGGTTATATACGATGTGTGTGTTTGAATAGTACTATTTGTTGGTTCTGTTTTGGAATGGGTTATAATATTTTTTAATAGTTCTATTTCAGAAAGCAATTTTTCAACATATTGATCATTATAATCATCATAATATTTTAGATTTTCATTTATAATTTGAAGTAATGAATCATAAGATAATTCTTTTCCGATTAGAAATAATTCTTTTTCTTTTTCGTGGTTGGGTAAATCTTGTACTTTATTGAAACGAATTTTATCGTGAGAATGTATGAAACTCTCGAAATCTTTACTTTTTTTCACGGAAAAACAATCCAATAATAAACATTCTTCATAATGCGATTTATGTTCATTATAACGATTTATAATTCCTCTTCTACTCTCTCCGATTTTTATAATATAGGTTCCATTTTCGAAAGTTTTTACTTTTATGATATAAACGATTGCACCTTTTGTACCGAATTCTCTCAATAGTATTTTTTCACGATCGAGTTTTTGTTTTATTTCCATATTTTCTTCAATTTTTAATAATTTTTCTTTTAATTCACTACATTCTTCACCAATAGTTTGTTGTAGGATTTCTTCTAATTTAATAAAATAATCGTGAATTTCATCTGCTTTTTTTGTTCCTGCTTTCAAACAAAATGATTTGAAAGTTTTTATATTTAACATAATTATTTCTTTATTATGGCCACCTCTACCTTTTTTTTCTTCTTTATCATTTTCAAAAATTTTATAATCAATGTCTAATTTAAAATATTTTTCTAATAATCGTTTTGCATTATCTTTTTGTGAAAATTCTAACCATTTCCAAATAGTATCTAAATCAATTATATAATCAGTTTCTTGGTTATAATTTAAACAACAATAAAATGAAGATATAAATAATTGTTGTTGTGAATTCGTAAAAGATTCTTTAATTTTAGAAAGCAATTTACTATTATAAGTGTTAGATAATTTTGAAATTGGATTTTTTTCAATAAGTTCAACAATGTTCAATTTTGACATTTTATAAATAATATAACTGAATTTCTTTATATTATTGTTTTTGTTTTTAAAAATAGAATCAATAATATTTTTGCTCCTCCTTAAAGAGGAGCAAACAAATATATAAAATCTTGCGTTAGAAGTTGCTAAAGCAAGATTTTTTTATTATCATTATGTTAATAATATTTATAAATAAATAATGTGTAATTATTTAATATAAATAAACAAAAGTGTTAACCAGTATTTTTGGTTTAATAATGTAAAAAAACTCATTACTATTATGATAAAAAACTAAAAATATAAGAATGTTTATTAATCGTGTGGGTTTGAAAATATTATATATAATATAATATTTTTACTGCATATATGGTAATAAATTATTTAGTTGGAGTAAGCTACACCTGCCATTCCGCTCATAACACGGAGAACATTGTAGTTAACAGCGTAGACACGAACTTTGGCAGTGGCAGTTCCAGAAACGGTAGGAGAAGAGAGAACGAGTTGGAGAACAGCGTTATCAATTCTGGAGAAGTTGCAGGACCCGCTGGGTTGGTGTTCTTCAGGGCGAAGAGCGAATGAGTATACGTTGATACCAGTGTCAGGGGCTCTGGTGTGGTGTTGGAAGGGTTGAACAACGTCGAAGTAAGATCCTTCACGTTCAGAGAATCTGTCTTGTCCATTGAGTTGGAGTTTGGCAGTGACAACAGGATTTTCACCCCAGCAGTGCATGTCAAGGGCGGTTTCAGCAAGAACGAATGTTCCAGCATCAGAAACAGATGATCCGTTATCACCAGCAAAGGCACCACCCCAACCAGCGTTTCCACCAGTTGTGTTAAGGGTAGCACTTTCAGCACCAGCCATTTGGAAGAGACCATTGGTACCGATAAAGGCATTGGCACCAGAGGTTTCAAGAAGACCTCCGAAGGCGTGGATAGCGTTAGGAAGAGCATCAACAGCATCAGTGTAGTTGAAAGGTTGAGCACCAAGGGTTTTGAAGAGAAGACCTCCAGCATCAAGAGATGAGCAGTAATCAACGTTGGCATCAGGTTGAACAACCCAAACAAGTTCTTTAACAGGGTGGTTAAAGTTCAATTTGATTTTGTTAGAAGAAGATCCAACAGATTCATCACCAGTGAATTGGAGTTGTTCAATGAGGTATTCATGAGGATTTTGAGCCATTTTTCTGCGTTCATCGGTATCAAGGAAGATGTAGTCAATGTAGAGAGAAGCAGCAACAAGAGATTGTTGGTAAGCAGCAGTAACAGATTGAGCTCCAGATGTAGCAGCAAGGTTTTTAACAGCCCAGAGACATTCTCCAATAGGACGAATATCAAGGTTGATTTTAACTTCGTGGTATTGAAGAGCAATCAAAGGAAGAGCAAGTCCAGGGTTTCTGCAAAACCAGAAGAGAAGAGGAACATAAAGAGTGGTTTCAGGAAGAGCGTTTCTAGGAGCACAAACTTGGGAAGGTCCTCCAGCAGCAGCGCAAGGTCCAGAAACAGCAGCAAAGGTAGGATCAGTAACATAGGTGAGTTGAGTGGTGTTACCAATCATTTTGAAGTATCCTCTTTGTTGTTCAGAAGACATGGTCATTTGGTTCCAGATGTGCATCCAGTCACCATATTGACGATCGATTCTTTGTCCTCCAATTTCAACTTCAACTTGGGCAATGAGTTGTTCTCCAACAAAGTCAAGCCATCTAGCATAGACAGCACCACCAGCAGGAGCCATATCTTGGTTGATTTCAGGAAGAGTAACTTGAAGGTATGTGCGATAAGCAAGATCACCATTTCTGGAGATTGTGCAGGTAACACGTCTTCCAAAATCGGCTTGTCCAGAGAATGTTTGTTCAATGGATTCCATGGCGAAGTTGGTGTGTCTGCGATAGGAGACTTTCCAGAATGTGATTTCAGGGGTTCCAGTAAGGAAAACGTCTTGGGCACCGTAAGCAACAAGTTGTAAAAGAGCACCTCCCATTTAGGATATATACTTCCTAAAGATAATAATTTCGGGGAAAATGAATTAATTCATTCATTCTATTTTATATACTTTTTATATTTCTTGTTTGAATATTTTACATTCTAACATGTTGTATGTACTAAATACATCATTGTATTTTTTAGACCCTTGAATATTTATAATGGGACGCCCAAAGGGCGTCTCACTAAATATTTAAGGGCAACGTTACCGATAAATGAATTGAAAGGCAATTCACATTTTGTGGATTGTCCCATTTCAAATCTTTATCGGTGTATAAAATCATGTAAAAATAAGGTACTATGAAATTATAATACTTCATTCTATTCGGTTTGGTTCGGATTACATTCTCCAATATAATTCTTCAAAAATATAATAAAATAAAATGATTTCCTAAACATTATTTTTCACAAAAAGATTGAATTTCCAAATTTGAATAAATAAATTTTTCTAAATAATCGGATTTGAATATTTCTCTCTTTCCTTCATGTTTTTTTGTGAAAATAAATACATCCTCTATTTTTTTAACTTTCCAACCATCATTCAAAGCATTCATGATAAAAATCATTTTCTGAAATTCTTTTTTGGAAAGTTCTATTTGATCATCCATTTTTTAAATACTATATAATGTGATTTCATTTACTATTTCTTAATTTTACGGATTATTTATTATAATACAAAATATATTTATAATAATAAAAATATAAAATATCTTTTTTATTATGTATTATAATATTTTTTATTTTTGAAATGTCCAATCAAAAACATGTAAATACTCTCGATGAAAAACATAGTGAAATGATGGCACTTTATCATTTACATGAAACTGAAACCTTACCAGAATTAGAAAGAGAAATCGAAGATTTAAAACAAAAAGCACGTACTTTGAAACTGAATCAAATTGATGAATATATGGATATAAAAGATTTGATTCAAAAAAAGAAGGCAAAAATAAAAACATTGCGTTCTGAAAAGAAAAATTATCTTTTGGAAAATTCAAAATATATTTTTGATTATTTTGAACAAAAAAAAGACATTTCTAGCGGTGGTGGAAAACAAAATACCAATGTATTGAATAATTTTTTTAAAATCAAATCAAATGGCGAAACCAAACACATCGATATTTATAAAAACTCTCGTTATCTTTATCAAAAATATTGGAAAAATGTAAATAATGAAATTATAAATATACAAGATTATGTTGTTCCTTCCGACATTTGTACTTTTTGTAAGAAAGGTGAGTTTATTTCACACGATGAAGAAGGTATTTTGATTTGTAACAATAGTCAATGTGGGAAATTCATTACTTATATTATTGATTCTTCTAAACCCACGAATAAAGAACCACCCAATGAAGTATCCTACACAGCATATATTCGTTTGAATCATTTCAAGGAAATTTTATCTCAATTTCAAGCAAAAGAAACAACACAAATTCCAGCAGAAGTCATTGAACAAATCAAATCACGAATTAAAAAAGAAAGAATCAAGGATTTTTCCGAAATTAATTATGATAAAATGAGAGAAATATTACGAAAATTGGGATTAAATAAATATTTTGAACATATTCAATATATTAATTCGATTTTTGGAATTAAACCACCAGTGATGAACGAAGAATTGTATGAAACATTATGTGTACTTTTCATTGAAATACAAAAACCATGGGCGATGCATTGTCCTCCCAATCGAACCAATTTTTTCAATTATACATATACATTATATCAATTATGTGTTCTATTAGATCAAGTTCAATACCTACCTTATATACCCATGATGAAAGATCGAGAGAAACAATTAGAACAAGATATGATATGGAAAAAAGTATGTATGGATTTAGATTGGGAATTTTTCCCGACCGTATAAAATTACAGTTTTCTGATTTTGTATATACAATTTATGAAAAAATAGTATAAATTGTATAATAATATTTAGAAAACATATATGAAAACCTGTAAAAGAGGATCGATTTTAAGAAAAGGTTATACACGTCGTATTAAAAATAAAACCATTCGTGTTCCAATGGGATGTATCAAATCTCAATCGGATAGTGGATTGAAACGAATCAATATAGATAAAGAAATGATGACAAAAAAAAAGAGAATACATGATTTCATTCGTAAAAGTGTTGGAACTCTAAAATGTAGGTCTGGTCAAATTATTCGAGAAGGTTATTTGAGAAATGCTTATAAACGTAAAACAGGGGTTTATGTTGATGCTACAATAGTCCCCCCAGCGTGTATTCAAGATACTGGTAAACCAGGAAAAGGATCCCAATTATTTGTTTTACACAAAGGAGATTTAACCAAATATGGTTATCATTCCAATTTATCTGAAACAAAACGTCATGAAGCATTAAGACTTGCCCTTAAACATATAAAACCTTTATCCGTTTATAGAAAATTAAATGCTCTTTATATATTAAATAAAAATAAAGATCCTATCATTTCTAAAATTTATAAAAATGATGCAAATTGGGTTCGATCCTTTTTTTGAATCCATGTAAAATACAAGAAATTATATTCGTTTTATTTTCATATATGTTTATATGAAAATAATTTGTTTATTTACATCATTTTCAAACCACCAATCAAATTGATACCGAGACCGGCACCAGCACCTGATCTGGCACTTTGTCCCATAGATGGAATGAAAACATCAAGGATACTGAATGTAGCAGCAGCCATTAAACCAATGATCAAAACTTCTTCTAAAGCAAGAGATTTTTTTGGGATGGTGTAAGCAGCAACACCTACAATGAAACCTTCAATAAGATATTTGATGGCACGTTTAATAAGTTCTCCGAAGTCAAATGATTCGCTCATATTTTTATATATAATAGAAAAATAAAATAATTTGTTTAATAAAATCTGTTTTATAAAATCTGTTTAATAAAATAAATAATAATAATAATGAATGAAAACACTTAAATAGAATTCCTAAATATTTTTATAAATGTCTTCCTTCGAACGAAAAATATTGGAAAACGGACAACCAAATCCTAAATATATTGATTTATGTGATGAAGATCCTCCTATTGCCGGACAAAAATTTGCTTGTATTTCATTTATTTCTCCTGAAAAAATATTAAAAAAACGAGAAATTTTCATGTTTGAACAATTCCTAAAGCAATGGGATTTTAAAAAATCTATGGATAAATTTTTCGATTTTATTCATTTCCTTTCTTTTAAATATAATTTAAATGTTGAAACAATTATCAATGATTATACTGAATTTATCAAAGATGAAAGTGTTAAATTAAAAGAAAATAGTTTGGAAGATGATTATAAAAATTTCTTGGATAAAAATGAGGATTCATTGACGGAAAAATTCCAAAAAGAAAACCAATTTCAAACATCCGTTCGTGGTCTTAAAGTACGTGGTGTCTATAATTCACAAGAAGAAGCTGAATTAAGATGTAAAAAAATACGCGATTTAGATCCCAATCACGATATTTTTGTTGGACCCGTTGGCATTTGGATTCCTTGGGATCCCGATGCATATAGAACTGGACGTATTGAATTTATGGAAGAAGAATTAAATCAATTACACAAAGAGAAAATGTTGAATGAAGCCAAAGCAAAAGAGGATTTCGAGAAGAGAATCAAAGAAACGAAAAAGAAAGCCATTGAAGAAAATATTAAATTGGCTCAAAAGACTGGCAATAAATTAACACAAACCATTGATGAAAATGGTAATTTGATCGGTGTAAAAGAAACTGTTGATTTTGAAAGTCGTACTGCAACTACGGAAAGTGAAACCAAGGAATACAACGACAACGTTATTGAAAAATCAAAGATATAAAGAACTTACACGATGAATGATTTCAAAAATATTCATTATCAATATATTTTTTACATAATCTATATATATATTATGTAAAATTACCGATTATTTGTTATTACGTTTAATATTTGTTTGTTTCGATCAATAATTGTTTTATTCAATTCTACTGTCTTATTTTTCAAAAAAGCATTTATTTTATTCAAATGTTCTATTTCATTTGCACTTTTATTTTTTAATAAATCATGATCATTTTTTAATTTATTATAATGACTTAACAATTCGTAATATTTCATTTTCAACATATTATTTTCTTGGACTAATTGAAACATTTTCTATATTTTATAATAATATTTTCCTAATATTATTTTTCCCTAAATGTTATCATATGTAGTTTTGTATTTTTTCACATTTTTTATAATTATGATCACAAAAATCAATATTCTATTTTTATTGTTGGAAATTTCAAAATTCTGAATACAAATTTGTGATTGTAAATAGTGTTAAAAAAGTTTAGAAATAATATTTTTTTAGGTCGAAAATAATTTCTGTAACCATTTTATAAATGTCTTCTCAGACGACCGTCCCCACTCCGCAATTTGTGCCTTATTATCCTCCTTACAACAATTATGATGAAGCCACCGTTTTGGCTAGCATCAATGCTGCTGAAAGAAATTTGACAAATGAACTTAATTTGTCAAACAAAGATTTGACCAAAGAAATTACACAAAATACTCTTGGTCTTCGTGACGCTGTTGAACGTGGAAACGTTGGAAATGCTTCTACAATGGAACGTATTAATTCTCAATTAAGCACTGCTATTGAAAGAAATGGATTAAATGTTTATGGTGCGGTTGAACGTGTTGCTGGTGAAAACCGAATCACAACTGTTACAACTGATGCTACTACAAGACAAGCCAATAATGATTTGGCTCGTGATATTACTGCTGCGGTTGAACGTAATGGTTCTGCAGCGGTGAATGCTGTTAATTCTACTCATGCTGCTATTTTACAATCGATTGAACGAAATTCTGGAGAAAGTCGAGCAGCAGCTGCTTCTCTTGATTCGGCAAGTCAACAACGTTTGGCGGATGTTCGTCGTGATATTACAAATCAAGTATCTGACCACGCTGGAACTTTATTGACTTCTGTTGAAAAAAATGGTGCCGATATTCGTAATGAAGTTGCTAGTGCTGCTTGGGAACAACGAACCGGAATTGTTACCGGTTTCTCAAATGTTGCCTTGGAACAAGCTAAAAATTTTTCAAGTCTTTTATTAGAACAACAAAAAGGAATTATGGAAAATGCCAAAGTCATCAATCAATTTGAAGCAAAAACAGATGGTCAATTTGCTTCTTTATTATTGGAACAACAAAAATCTTTGTATGAAAATACCAAAAATATTGGTCATTTTATGGGAAAAGTTGATAATCAATTTGCTGTAAGTCAACTTGAAGCCCAAAAATCCAAATCCGAATTAGAAAATTTGGCCTCTGCTCATTATTCTAATCTCTTATTAGAACAACAAAGAGTCAAAGAATATTTATCCAGTAAAGGGGATAATCATTTTGCTATGAATCAACTTGAACTTCAAAAAGTCAAAAGTGAATTAGCTTCTCAAGCCTCTACTAATTTCTCGATTAGCCAATTAGAACAACAAAAATTAGGTGCTCAAATCAGTGCTCAATTAGCTGATGCTAAATACGAAGCTCTCAAAACACAAAGTTTCCTTTCTGACAAAATCAGTGAATGCTGCTGCAGTGTTAAAGAAAAGGTTGATTTAATTGATAGAGATAGACTTCGTGATGCTTTGAATGATGCTACCGTTGATAACAGCAATTTCAAACAAAGTGAATATCTTGGACGTTTTGCTGATCCTGCCTTCTTTGGACCTGGTGTTGGACCTTGGGCTGGACCTTGGGCTGGACCCTGGGGTGGTTATGGAGGAAGAGGTCAAAATGGACCTGGCAACGGAAATGGAGATGTAAATATTTATGGTGGTGATTATGGAAGACGTCATCGACGCAGTCGCAGCCGAAGATCTCATTCCAGATCAAGTTCTAGTTCATCGGATGGATCTAGAAGACGTTGAAGGGGCGAGGGACTGAAAAAATGTTTCGATAAAGAGGATGACATTTCCGAATATAGTTCCATTTATGATCAAGATGAAAAGAAATGCAAAACTCGTGTCATTTATATTCGAACACGAGGTCCTACTGGACCATGTGGCCCTCCTGGATCCACTGGTCCTACCGGTTGTAAAGGAAATGATTCTTTCGTAACTGGTCCTACTGGTCAAACTGGGTCTAAAGGAAATGATTCTTTTGTAACTGGTCCTACTGGAGCGTCTGGTGCTGATTCTTTTGTAACTGGTCCTACTGGAGCGTCTGGTGCTGATTCTTTTGTAACGGGTCCTACTGGAGCGTCTGGTGCTGATTCTTTTGTAACGGGTCCTACTGGAGAATCGGGTTCTAATGGGTCAACTGGTCCTACTGGATCAACTGGTCCTACTGGATCAACTGGTCCTACTGGGAATAGTGGTCGTAGCAATTCACAATCAGATTAAACCGTTGAATAATTTAATCCAGACGACGGATAAATTCTTCAACAAATTACCAGTTACATATTTCAATAGAAAATCCTAACGGGTTGTGGATTAACATCTTCACTGGTATAAATGAATACATAGTATGACTAGTTATTTTTTTCAGTCCGGAGTCTAAAAATAATATAAAATATTATAAAATATTATATTATTTGTCTTATACAAAACAAGGTAAACGATCTATATCCATAATCTTTTCCATTTCAAGAATATTATTTTTTTCATATAAAAATTGGCTGAAATATGGATCATCTAATTGAGTACTTGGTATATGTTTATTCACAGAACGAGCAATCATTTTATATAATTTAAAATTAGGATATCTATCTTCTCCATTTTTTTTATATAATACGTTTTTATTGTTATCATCACTACACCATCTTATAATCGTTCTTTGTAAATCGTCAATGTCTTCATTTTCGTCTAGGATTTCATCCAAAATAAAATCATAAATGGAACAACCAAGACGACATAAATCAAAACTGAAATTAGGTTCTAAACGAGGTTTCTTTTCATTGAAAAAAGGTTCACAATTATATTGTGTAGAAGCGTCTCCTTCCACATCAAAACTATCACTGCAATATATTTTACCGTTCAATTTATATATGGCTCGTCCAAAATCGATGATTTTATATATTTTACCATAAGTTGGTACTTTGTATATTTTTCCATTGTACTTATAATATAAATATTCTATTTCTGTTTCTATATATACAATATTATTTGTATGAAGATCGTTATGTGTAAAATGGAATGATTTTTGATAAGCAATTAAATTCATTACAATTTGAAAAAGTGCTGAAGCACTATTTATTTCATTCATTTTACCTTTTGAAAATAATTCATCGATAGTTCCGTGGCATTTTTCGAGACAAATCATTTGTATAGGAAAGTTTTTAATATATGCAAAGATGGATTTTTCTTCTGATTCTTCTGATCCTTCTGATCCTTCGGATTCTTCTGATCCTTCTGATCCTTCGGATTCGTCTGATTCTTCTGATCCTTCTGATCCTTCTGATCCTTCTGATCCTTCTGATCCTTCTGATTCTTCTGATTCCTCCAATCCTTCCGATCCTTCCAATCCTTCCGAACTATCTGATTCCTGCGATTCATCATCAGATTCATCGTCCGATGTATAATTCATTTCACTATTGTTGGAAGAATCATCTTCTGAATTTTCATTTTCAGAATCATTTTTTTCATAAAGCAATTCTTTTGTTTCTTTTTCTACTGTATTATTTTCGCTATTTTCATTTTTATTAACATTTATTATTTCCAAATCTTCAATCGAAATATGAGATACTTCTGTATTATTATGAATGTCCAATCGGTGTTTGTTACATCGAGATCCAAAATTAGAAAAAGGATCTTCATATTCATATATTTCATACATAACATTACGGTTTTTTAAGAAATATTCGGATTGGTTTAAATAATCGATATCATCTAAAATGTTCATTTTATATTTTTCTTGAATTCCTAAAAAAGAACCATAATAATCAATGCCATGTATGAAACCATGATTGTGTAATAGTTGACTACTTAAATAACAGAAAAAATTATCTACATAAGATGCATTATGTATGCTTTGTAATTTTGGAAAAACTGATTTTTGAATAGATGGTAATTCTATTAGTTTAGATCGTTCCTCTTTTTTAAAATATTTTCCAATAAGGAATCGTACTGGGTCTAAAAGAGGTGAAAATTTAATAAAACATTCTTTAGAAAGAATACTATTTGTATTTGAATCATATATTTTATGTAAATCTAAAAAATGATATTTATGATTAAGGGCGATGGAATTATAATTATTGGGTGTTAATTCAAAATATTCATTATATGTTGGATTATAATTTTGTAAATGAGTTATTTGAAAGGGGGCATATTTACCTTCATCTTGTGGATTTTTTTCACTATATTGTTTTGTTAAAACTGTTAGATCAATATTATTTATTTTCTTGTATCCTAAAGGAAATTTAGAAGTCATATATTAAAATTAGAATACTAAAAAAAAATGAATTGAACTTATAAGTTGCGTTTTTTCCAAAATTATAATTATATATATATAAATTAAATGACTTTGGAATTGAAAAAATTTGATATGCGTACAATAACATTCAAACCCGATGAAAATAAAGGTCCCGTGATTGTCATGATTGGACGTCGTGATACTGGTAAATCTTATTTGGTTCGTGATTTATTATTTCATCATCAGGATATACCGATTGGAACTGTTATTTCAGGAACAGAAGCAGGAAATGGTTTTTATGCAAGTCATGTTCCTAAATTATTCATACATGAAGAATATAACACCGTTTTAATTGAAAATATATTAAAAAGACAAAAAGTGGTTTTAAAACAAGTCAATAAAGAAATCGAAACTTATAAGAAAACAACCATTGACCCTCGTGCATTTGTTATTTTAGATGATTGTCTTTATGATCAATCTTGGACTCGTGATAAATTGATGAGATTACTTTTTATGAACGGACGTCATTGGAAGATAATGTTGATCATTACAATGCAGTATCCGCTTGGAATTCCGCCAAATCTCCGCACCAATATAGATTACGTTTTTATTTTAAGAGAACCCTATATGACCAACCGAAAAAGAATATGGGAGAATTATGCATCGATGTTTCCAACATTTGAATCTTATAACTCGGTAATGGATCAGACTACAGAGAATTATGAGTGTTTGGTCATTAACAATAATGCGAAATCGAATAAATTGAATGACCAAATTTTTTGGTATAAAGCAGAAAAACGACCCGATTTCAGGTTAGGATCGAAAGAATTCTGGGAAATTTCCAAAAATATTGGATCGGATGACGAAGATGAGTATGATCCAAACAAATCGAAAAAGAAAAGTGCTGGTCCTCCAATTACAGTGAAAAAGAATAAATGGTAAAATGAAATGTCATTCGATGAAAGGATGCATATAATTCGAACAACCTTTGTAAATTATAATTTATAATATTCATAAAATAATATAAATAAAGGTAGTTATTTATATTATAACGACCATTAATGGAAATCGTAAAAGCATTCAATACAAATAAATTACACACAGAAATAGTAATAAAAGGTACAAACAATGACCCATTATTTCGAGCAAGTGATATAGCAGAAATATTAGAAATTTCAGCAATCCGAAATAGTATAATGGATTATGATGAAACAGAAAAAGTATCGATTATATCACAAACAAATGGTGGTAATCAGTCAGTAACGTTTTTAACAGAAAAAGGTTTATATAAAGTATTATTTCGTTCCAGAAAACCAATTGCAGAAACATTTCAAAATTGGGTTTGTGAAGTTATCAAAGAAATACGTTTGAAAGGTACATATACGTTACAACAACAATTAGAAGAAGCAAAACAAGAAAATATAATATTACAACAAAAATTAGAAGAATCAACGGATAATATACCAACTATTTATATTTGGAATACAAATACACAATTACAAAAACCAGAATTAAAAATTGGTATTACATTAAATGTTCATAAACGAGTAAAACCATATAAACAAATAAATAAACACGGCAAAATAGAATTTACTATACCAATTTTGAATATAGATATAAAATTGTTTGAAAAAGTTATACATAGCATTTTAAATAATTATAAAATTCAAGATGAAGTATTTCAAATCGATGTTGAAGAAGCCAAAATTGTTATTATTAATTTTGTAAATTTTATGAAACTAACTCAAAATACTAATTCCGGAGAACGTTTAAATAAATTACAAAAAATATATGAATATCAAAATATGATAATAAATAATATAAAAAACAATATTTCAACGAATGAAATTAGTACACAAACAGAAGAAATTGAAGAAACGATTGAAGAAAGAGAAAAAAAAGAATTGGAAATACAAATTAAAAAAAAAGAATCCGAGAGAATACAACATTTTCAAAAGTATATTGAAGAATGTTGTATTGTTAGATCAGATGTAGAAGTATGTTCTACTGAAATATTAGGTCAATATAGAATATGGTCAAAAACTGCTCAAAAAGAAATGTATCACGAACTAAAATCATTTTTAGATACAAAATTCAAACAATCTAGATTATCTATACAAGATAAAAATCAAATAATATACGGTTATAAAGGAATTAAATTGAAAGAAATTATATACAAAAAACAATTGCTACCTTGTGATGCTGAAACTTTTATTTTTCACAGTGCAACATTTTCTCCAAATGGCAAAGTTTTACATTCCAATTTATCCAAAGAATATATATCTTGGAAAAAACTAGTAGGAAAAGAAATTACTAATAAAGAAGACGACGAATTAAAATCATATTTGAAATTATCTGGTTATACATTATTTACAACTATTTGGTCAAAAACCGGTTCAGGTCAAGGATATTATGGAATAGAATTGAATTCCGAACAATCCAATGATTATAAGAAAACATCTTCCACTGGAAAAAAAGTGGAAAAACGAAAAATAGAAACAAATGAATTATTAGGAAATTGGGAAACAATTGCAAAAGCAGCAAACGCTGAAAAAATATCTCCCGCAAAAATGAGTCGTTCAATAAAATTAAAAACGATTTTCAACAACGATTATTTTTTCGTTTCTGTGTAAAATTGAAATATTTTTATTATGGAAAAACAAAAATATTTCAACAAAAATGTTTATTATGGAAAATTATTTACAAGAAATGGAGAGAAAAATCCAAATCATTTTATCTAGAGAGGAAAAAACAGTTCTTACCTATGATATTTTGGATAATGAATATACAAAGAAAAATAAATATATTTGTTTAAAAGAAAAACAACATCAAATGAAAATCGGTGATATTTGGCAAGTTGTATTGGGCAATTATGATTCCTTCAAAGATTTGGGTGTAGGACATGAAACTGGATTGGACATTTTATCCGACACTCGAAAAATTGCAATGGAATTGAAAAATCGAACCAATACAGATAATGGATCTTCAAAAAAAGCGAATTTGGATAAATTAGCTAGATTCAAAAAAGAACATCCTGATTATATCTGTATTTATGGTAATATAAATGCAGATAATGAAGCAAAAACATTAAAAGGTACTGTAAAAATCATTCATCATGATGGTGTAGAAATACATCATTACGTTGGTATGGAACTTTTAACATTGATTTTGGGAGAGAATACACAAATCATTATAGAATTCGTAAAAAAAACAATTAACGATTTTTATAGTAATCATTCATAATAAACCCTTTTCCTAGAATAATAATAATTTACAATTTACAATAATCCAGTAAGCGCATTTTTTATTTGTAATCCAACTTGTCTGGCCAATTCAACTGGAACTGCATTACCTATTTGTTTATATTGTGATGCAATACTTCCTGTAAATGCATAATCATCATCAAATGTTTGAATACGTGCATATTCCCGAATCGATAATGGTCGTTCTTCCAATGGATGACAACGTTCCGTTTGTTTTTGTGAAGGAGTACATAATAATGTAAGAGATGGTTTGTCCATGGATAATCTGTATAAAATTCCACGTTTTCCACCTCCTGAAAAGAAACTATTGCCTAAATATTCCCGTTGTTTATCTTCTGGTAAATTTACCCAACAACCACCTTGTGGGATCATTTTAAATAAATCAATTTTTTCTTGATTATATTTTGCACATTCAGAAACAGGTACATTTTGTAATACATCTCTCAACAAAATCGGATTTTCATTTTTTTCTGGGAATTGAAAAGAGAGATTTTCTGTAATTAAAGTACCAATAATAAATACTCGTTCTCTCTTTTGTGGAACACTATATTCTGCCGCATTCAATAATTTATATTGTATACTATACAAATTCTCTCGATTTAATAATTCAATAATTTGTTTGATCGTTTCACCAGAATTATGTGTAATCAAACCTTTTACATTTTCTATCATAAACATTTTGGGTTTTAAAATATGTAACATATCTGCAAATTTTAACATTAATTCTCCCCGCGGATCTTCTAATCCTTTTCTCAATCCGGCTTGAGAGAAACTTTGACAAGGAACACCACCTGTAAATAAATCGACTTTTCCAACATAAGGTGTTAAATCGATGGTTTCCATGGATGAACATACTACATTTGTTCCTGGATGATTTTTTTTTAATGTTTCGCAACAATCTTTATTATTATCGTTTAATAACAATGGTATAAATCCTGCTTTCATCAAACCACTACTTAAACCACCACCACCTGCACATACTTCTATAAAAGTATATGATGATGTAGTATTTGTATTTACCATTTCATTCGCTTTAATGATTTCATTTGCCTCATTATATATTTTCAATTTGTTTTCATGCACACAAGGATTTTTTCTATTTATATGTTGGTTATAATGCGATTTTTGTGAAAATCCTTTTCCGCATTTATTACAAGTATATTTTGAAACTTCCATAATCAATATGTATATATTATATTGATTATTTTTTAAATCAATTTTTTAACTATTTTTAGTTATTTTTACAAATCCCTAAAGATGTAGTATAGTACTACTATAACTATTCTGTTTTCTAAAATTGTAATTATAATTGTAAATCTATTATGGTCATAAATTATGTTTAGATCTAAAAAATATTATTAATATATATTATATAATGGAAACTGTTGAAATTATTGATTGTTCTTACTCAATTAGTGATAGTTCCGAAGTCATTGATTTGAAAACACACTATCATGATAGTATTATTTATGTAACTACTTGCAAAATGGGAGCTACGGGACCTACCGGAGAAATGGGACCTACTGGGGAAATGGGACCTACTGGGGAAATGGGACCTACTGGGGAAATGGGATCTACCGGAGAAATGGGTCCTACTGGAGAAATGGGTCCTACTGGAGAAATGGGTCCTACTGGAGAAATGGGTCCTACTGGAGAAATGGGTCCTACTGGAGAAATGGGTCCTACTGGAGAAATGGGTCCTACTGGAGAAATGGGTCCTACCGGTTCGGATGGTAAATTATCATCTACCTTTATTTCTTTATATACTACAAATGAACAAATTATTTTACAAAATAATCCAATAGTGTTTGATACATATAGTTATAAAGAAGGTGATTGTAATCATGTAGTAAATACTCCTGAAATTTGGATATGGAAAGAAGGATATTATCAAATAATATTAAACGTTAATCAATTAGAAGCAGCACAAATAATAATTACAAAAAATGGTACAATGATACCAGGTGCAACCATTGGATCATTATCGGGTTCGTCTTTGTCGACTACATTTATAACTGAAATATTAGCTAGTGACATAAATATTGAAACTCCCAATTCAACTACTGGATTTGCTTGTAAATTAGAAGTAATTAATAATACATCTCAATATCCATCGATTACATTATATGGTTCAACGAGTGCTGGACATACCATTCCCCAAAATTCAGCATCCATATGCATTTTATTAATCAAATAATTTTTCATTTTTATTTTTTTATTTTCTAATTCCAAATAATTTCCATAATCATGTATAATAAAGTGATGTCCTACACAACCGATAATATGCATTATCATATGCATATTTTCACATTCTTTGTTTGTGCTATTATAAATATTTGCATATAACAGTGTTACTAAAATGACGGAAATAATTGGAATAATCGAAATGCCAGAGTTCCAATACAAATATAGTCCATAAAAAAATATATTCATGATGACCATTTTATCCATCAATAAAATGAAATTATGCATTTCAAAGGATTCTATAAAAATTTCAGAATGTATGAAAATCGATGTTAGCGTCAACAATAAAAATAACCAAGCATATACATAATTTCGATAATACGTGTTATGTATAAAATTGGAAAAAAACAAGAAAGAACTAAATACTAATTTCATATTTTTATATGAAATTATTTTTGAACTATTTTATTTACGCAAATCAAATACTTAAAATCCCGGATTATCTGTAAATATTTGCGTAGTGTTTGTATTCATTACTTTATTTTCTGTAATGATATTGAAAAAATCATTGATAGAACTGTTGGAATATACAAATCCATAACTAGCGACAATGGTTGAAACAAATACAACCAATCCGTCTCTTACTAATTCTTTCAATGGTTTCATTTCTTTTTCTAAATATTTCATTTCTATAAATTTAATTCCTATAAACAAAACTGTAGTAATCATGGCTATTAAAAATAAGTTCTCCATTAATAGATTATAATTAAAAATTTTTTTCTAATTTATAACGCTTTTCTCTTTTTTCTAGATTTTTGTGACATCAAAATAATTCTTCCACATCATTCAATAATACAATATCCGAATCATTCGATTTCGATCCTTCAGAACTATTCAAATCAAATATATCCAACATTCCTAAATCTACATTGGCACTTGTATCAATATTTATTTTATCATCATAATCGTCGTCGCTATCTTCTTCTTCTAATTTTCGTTGAATTGCTCGTTCACTACTAATTTCTTCTAAACGCTCAATGGTTTTGGGAGCGTCGATTTCTTCCACATTATTTTCACCAGTTAATACTTTATCGTAATCATTAAATGTTAATCGAGTGGTTACCGGTTCATCGTCTATATTTTTAATTGCGGGAATTATATTCGGAATTGTTTCATTTAATTCTTTGTTTCGTTCCTTTTCCAAAAGTTCATTTTCTTTTTCTTTTTCGGGTTCTAACACAGGATCTTCAATATTTTCAATGACAACTTCTTCTTCTTGTTCAACCGATTCATCCATATATGCTCGAATAATTTCTTCTGTTGGAATACTTTCCCGAATCGCCATTAAAATACATTCTCCGATAATTACTTCTAATTCACGATTATTTTTTTGAACTTGTAATGGTGTAATATTTTTCTCAAATAAATATACATTCATATAAGCTTTACGAGCAACATGAATATATATTTTATGTATGAAAGTGTCTAATTTTGGTATGGATATATCGATTTTTTTCTGTTTATTTCCAACACGAATACATGTAAGAACTTTCAATTGAATAATATGTACACAAGTAATTAAATCTTCTAAATAATTACATCCACTTCGTTGTATAATTCGTTTTCGTTCTTCTTCTACAATAATGGAATTCCATTTTGGAATTCGTGATAATAAATTTTGAAAGGTCATTAAATATTTATTGATTTCATTGGTATCTAAACAAAGTTTCCATGCTTCATTGAAAATGGATTGTATTCCTTCTCTTATTAATGGTGTAAAAATACTCACTAAACGTGCACACCATTCATTACGTGATTCATTTAAATTTGAAATTACAAAATCGTCCATTTTTATATAAAACCTATATTTTTCAAATCAGTGTTTGAACGTAAAAAAATATAATCAAACATGTAAAGCATCAATAGTTTTTCACAACGAAATTCTTGACGAACTTTATCAAAACATAAAACGATTTCGGATATTTTTTCTTCTGAAAAATGGGTATTTGTTTTCATATATTCAACTACATCTAAACAAGAATATCCTAATTCATATAATTCCGATGCTAATTTTACTAAATCTAAATGTGAAAGTTTCTTAATTTTGTATATTTTTTCCATTTTTTCGTTAAATAATTCGTTTTCTCTCTTTTCTTCGAAATTTATTTTGTTATATTTATGTAAATTAAGAATATTTCCATTTTCATCTATTTTTTCTGGAATATATATTTCACAAAATCGAGATAATATGGGATTCAATAATTTATTTTTATTTTCTACAATAATAAAAAATCGTGTATTTATACTAAATAATTCAATACAACGACGAAGTGCTGATTGTGCGTCGATTGTAAGAAAATCCGCATTCAATAAAACAATGGTTTTGAATAATATACCTTTATTGGTTTGAATATTTGATTTTGCGAAAAATTTGAGTTCTTCCCGAATAAATTTGATTCCCTTACCATGTGCACAATTTACCAACATGATATTTGATTTCATAATCGATTTATCTCCATTATATATTTTTAATAAAAAATCGTGTACAATGGTGCGTTTTCCGGTTCCAGATGCACCGTGAAATATTAAATGTGGTATTTTTTTGGATATATAAAATTGATCAAGTCGTTCTTTAATAGCATCCATGTGATTAATTATTTATGAATTATATATAGTGAATCAATGATTTTCTATATATTTTTTGTAAATTTGAATATTTATACTAGTAAACGTAAAAAAAATATATTTCTAATATAATGAATATTTTGTTATTTTCCGGAATATTTTCCTTTTTGGTTCAAATATTTACGGGAGTTTTCGACGTTTATGTATTGACCTTTAATCACGATGATTATTATCATATTGTAAGAGAATTATTAAAAATCGAAATTTATGTTCAAGTTATTGAAGGAATGTTTTATTTTTGGTTATTGACGAATTTCCAAAATATAAAAAATATAACACCGAATCGATATTATGACTGGGTAATTACTACACCAACCATGTTATTTACTTATTGTGTTTATTTACTTCATTTGAAAAAGGATCATGCTGATAAAACCAAAGAAACCATTTTAGAAATTGTGGAAAAAAATACACCTACTTTAGTTCCTATTTTCATATTAAATACATTGATGTTATTGTTTGGTTATTTAGTGGAAATGAAACAACTACCGAAAAATTTGGGAATCATTTTAGGGTTTATACCATTTTTTGCTATGTTTTATATTATTTATTATAATTACGCAATATACACAGATATTGGGGTACAAACATTTTATTATTTTTCGTTTATTTGGGGATTATATGGTATTGCTGCATTTGCAAATTATACAATAAAAAATATAGCGTATAATTTATTGGATTTATTTTCCAAGAATTTTTTCGGTATTTATTTGGCATATGTTTTATATAATAATCGATTATAGATCTAGGAATCTAATTTTATCAAACAAAATGTATTTGTGGTTGGAAAATTTTTAATATGTTTTCCATTTTCATCTTCCAACACTTCTGTTTTAATACGTTTTTTGGGTGATCTATGTTCATATCCGTTTACTCTTTCTTCCAATATTGTATTCCACGTTTCTTCAATTTTTGGTAATGCCATTTCAAACCATTTTTTGTTTCGTTTTACTAAAACGCAAGAAAATTCATCCAAATACCAATAATGGGTTTCAAACAATATCCATTCATCTTTTACTTCATTTTGTGTATTGAAAATCCAATTATCTAATGCATCTTGATTCAATTCAATATCTAAAGGCATGTATTTATATAATGGAGGACAAGGCGTTGAATCTCGTCTTACAAAATAAAGAATGATTCCTCTATCTGGATTAGTATCTTCCCAAAATTCACTTGAATTTGCATATTGTTTGAAACGGGTTTCTATGAAATCACATTCATCCAAATCACATGTTTCCATTTGGATTTGCATTTGTGTCCAATAGGCTTCACTTGGAATACCATCAATCTCTCGATTGACAATATTTTTGATTTCGACCATACGACCATATAATGGACTGTTCAACTCATTGTTGATTCCATCTGGAGAAGCTCCTATAAAAGAATATTTTGGATGAGGTATACAACCAAAATCCATAATTTTAGTATTATATTTTTTTTCATACATCATTAATGTCAATGGTTCATATTTATTTCCCCAATGTAATGGAGATTCTGTATTTACATAAGAAGATGAATAATCAACACATTCAACCGGTTTGCATTTCTCATAAATCAATTCATTTCTTTTGGAATCGCTGCCAAATACTTTATAAATATTACTTGCACTGATTAAATTATGTCGGAATTCATACCATTCTTTGGATTTTTGTGCTGGTTGTTTTATCTTTATAAGATTTTCTATTTTTTTTTGTAAGATTTTGATTTCTTCTTTTGTAAGACTTTTTTCTATATGTTTTTCGGAACGATGTGGTATGGAATTTATATCATAACTCATTTCACTCAAAGAATCAACAAATTCATATAATTCTTCAAAACATTCTTCTTTACAAATATTTGAATCCAACAATGTATAATACATTGTATTGGTAATTTCATCAATCATTTTTTTATGAAAATCGGGTTTGGCTATTTTTAAAAGTTCGATTGTATCTAAATATTCATCCATCATTTGTGTAATGGTCGATTGTAAATCATAAATTTCATTTTCTTGTAAAGAATCAATAAATGAAATGGATTCTTTTGTAGTGACTGATTCACACGATTCAGATTCAGATTCAGATGTAGAGTCTGAATATTCTGAATCAGTAACATTATTCATCATTAATTCATTGTTTCTATTTATTTCTATATTATTTGTTTCCATATTTAGTATTTTATCAATTATATTTTATATTTATTTGTTTTACAATTATTTTACAATCAATTTTTTGATCAATTCTTTTTGCAGTAAATATAATAGTATAATTGTTATAGTATTATATAATATTACATATTTATAATGGCGGATGATTGTTTTCAGAAACACGTTTTGGTGTTAATGATTTTATGGTAGAAACACGTTTTGTATCCAAATTTTTTAATGTAAATGCACGATTTGTTGTATTAAAAAAGAGAGAAGGAATAGATAAAATCACACCTTTTTCTTTATCATAATTTATATCTTTTGTTTTCTGTAGTTTCATATTATTCATACATTCATTGAAAAATAATTTGAGACTTTTTATATCTTTCACTGGAAGAGAATGGTCTTTGCCATAACGTTCTGCAAATTCATGTAATTTCTGTATTTTTACCGTTTTATCGATTTTATTCCATGCATCCTTTTTATTTTTAATATTTTCATTTTCTAACAATTGATCAATGGTAGATAGGGATGATTCAGTTGTATTAATTTCATTATTTGGTAAAACTGATTTATATTTTGATGAAGATAAAATAGTACTCTTTTTCGTTTCTTTTTTTTCTTCTTGATTTTCGTTTTTAGTAGTAGTAGTAAACATTAGTTAATAACTTGTCTTTAAATACTATAATAAAAAATGTTTATTTCCTTTTTCTATAATAGTTTTTATTTATTGTTCATTATTCAAAAAATTAGTGAATAAATTGACAATATCCAAATAATACGACATGGAAGCATTTATAAAATCACCCCCATAATCTTTTTGTAAAATTACGTGTGTATGATAAAGAACATAGAGAGAAAATAAAATAATTCCAACAGAATTTAATATATAACCAAATCCAGCATCCGAAAAATAATTGACTATTCGGAATATAATAAGAGCTAATAAGGAAAAAAATAAAAAGAATCCAAATTTATATCCTAGTTTTATACCCCCCATTAATAATCCAAGTGCAGTTAAAAACATGGCACCAAAAACGGAAAGTGCACTTTCTATAGCAATTCGAATTTCTTTTTCATTGTATTTTTCTTTTACAACAGATAATATTAATCCAAAAATATAGGAAAAAACGGAAAATAATAAGAATTTAATGATTGGATGTAATGGAAAATGTAATAATATAATAATACCAATAGTTGATCCAAATAATAACCAATAATTATATTTCTTTTTAGCATCCATCGTTCGTTCCATAACAATATATGTTATTCCCAATTGTAATAATAAGTTTAAGAAAACGAACGCTAAAAACTCTTTTTTGAGAATCATCAATTCAAATACATTTTTAGTACCTTTTCCAGAACTTTTGAATATTATATTGTATAATGAATTCATTATATAATATAATGTATATATTTTCAAATCATCATTTTATCAATGATGTGTTTCATTATTTTTTACGCATTTCAATATGTTTACATATAGATGTGTCACCTAAATGTGTTTTTCCACACCGACATGTTAATGGTAAATTTTCCAAGGATTCATCGTAATATTTCAAAAAATTAGTTACTCCTCCAACATTATCAATATTTATATGATTTCCAAATTGACCATTATTAAAAATAGGATCTCGTATTATTATATTGAAATCTAAAACACATATTTTAATATTATCAATATGAATAATATGATTTGAATATGTAATATTATCAAAACATACCGTTTCTGTTGTTACTTGATGTTCATTGGAAACAATATAATTCATTATCGTAACTTGATCACTGTTTGATTTATATTTATTTGTTTTCATATATGATAACATTTTAACTAAAAATGATAAAGCAGATGGTTTTGCTACGTAAAATCCAGAACATACACCAAAACCAAGTATACTACTACATTCTTGTGGAAATGCTTTATTCCCACCAATTTCAGTAGATATAATAAAATCATAATCAAGATTCACTAATGGTTCAATATCTTTTTCAATAATTATATCCATATCCACTTGTACGATGGGTTTTTGCTTTTCAATCAATAGATTCAAATTATTATGTAATCGCACAATATCCCACCATGCATAACCATAATTGATTTGTATTTTAATATTTTTATATACTTCTATCATACAATTCTTACACATATTGGAAATTCGTTCTCTCCATTTGTTTTCAATTGTCAAATATTTATCATAACAAAATGAAGTAATATAATAACTCATTGTAAATATAATATTATAAATTATTTATATTCTTATAAATAATAATAATTTATATAAAAATAAAAATGTGTTTTTATAAAAAATGGAAAATGAAAATTTGAGAGAAAATGATGAAAAAATAATAAAAAAAATAATAATCTCTCCACTTGTTCCAAAAAAAAGTAAAAAAGAAGAAAAAATAATTCAAAAAAAAGAAAAATCTAAACGCGTTATTACAAATCATAATTCTTGGCAAACTGATCTTTCTTTTGAAACCCAATATCGTATTTTAAATGAAGTGAAAACCCAATATAATAGTAGTGATCCTTATCATAAATTCTTTATCTCTCAAATAAAAAGAAAAATTAATGGATATATTTATCAAGACGAAAAAAAAGATAAATTATCGAGAGATTTATTCATTGATTTATCCAATGTTTTACAAAAATTATTGGATTCCAACATGGAATGTTATTATTGTAAGAAAAAAATAAAAGTTTTATATGAATATGTGAGAGAAGAAGATCAATGGACATTAGAACGTATTGATAATAAAGAAGGGCATAATACAAATAATGTTGAAATTGCTTGTTTATCTTGTAATTTAAGACGGCGAACTATGTACCATGAAAGATATATTTTTACCAAACAAATGAATATTATGAAAATAGGATAGTGATTTTTTTTGGATTTATAGAATGTAAAAAATTGAAATTTATTTATAATATTGAATTATTCATAAAAATGCAATGCTTTGTTATTATAATAGAAACATTTGTTTTCAAAATAGAATCCAATTATATAGTTGTATATGGTTGTTTTCATTTTATTTAGGAATTTCTTTGATTATATTTAATTTTACAATAATAAACAATGATTCTTTTATGTTAGGTATTTTAGGTGTTGGTGTAATCATTATTAATTTCTTATTATGTTTTTGTAATCCAATAAGAGGAATATGTTGTAGAGAATCCATATTTGATCATCATCATGATTTAATAAATAGAAGAGTAATAGTAAATGATATAATAGAACAAGATGAAGAAAATACAATTAAAATTATTTCTTGTGAATCCTTAAATATGGATAATAAAAATGATTTTACAACAGAAAATAACATTCCACATGCAAAAGAAATAAATATAGTAAATGCAGAAAATATACAAATAATATAATTTTTGATTTATGAAAAGAAATTATATTATGAATTGAAATTTATTCTTTTACTTCGGTTTCGGGTTCTTTTACTTCGGTTTCAGGTTCTTTTACTTCGGTTTCGGGTTCTTTTACTTCGGTTTCGGGTTCTTTTACTTCGGTTTCAGGTTCTTTTACTTCGGTTTCGGGTTCTTTTACTTCGGTTTCAGGTTCTTTTACTTCGGGTTCATTTATAATATTATTTAATTCCGTCAACATTTCTTTTATTTCATTATCTGATTTGGGTTGAATATTTTTTTCCATCATTATTTTATTTAATTCTAATAAAAGTTCATTCAAATTTGAATCAGATTCTCTTTCTGAAACTTTTTTTGTAAATTCATTTAAAAATTTTTTAAATTCATTTAATGAATCTACATTATTTTCAATAGTATCAAACAATGTTGGAATAATTTCAGAATCAGCTTCACTTAATAATTCTTTTGCTTCAGAAATCGATTGTCTTCTTTCTCTCTTTTTATTTGCATAACAACTGGTAAAAATATTCTTTTTAAAATATTTGAAAAATTTTTTCTTTGATTTTTTTTCTATATTTTGCATTTCGTTTGAAATATCTCTCGGTTTTTCTAATAATGGTTCAACATCGCTTTCAAAAATCAATGAATTATTTGAACCATCTAAATATTTTTCTAATAAAGCTTCTTTAATATTATTATTGTCGATTAAAAGAGATTGATTGGATAAATCAGTTGTTTGTTTATTAAATATATTTTGCAAACATTGATAAAAAAACATAATGTTATATATTATGTTGATATAATGTTTATATAAATAAATTTTCGTATATTATTTTTGCATTTTCACATTCCCATATAATTTCAGGATAAAGTCCAGAAGGCCATTCACTATAAGCCAATGCTTTGGAAGTGGGTCTCTCCATATTCATAATTGTTTTTAGACCTTTCATTCGTCTTTCTAAAGGAGAGATTTTCTCTATAAGATATTTACGACTGTAAAATTTGAATGCCCATTCAAATTGTAAACTAGATTGCCAATCTGGAAATCCTCGAATATGACATAATCGTTTCCAATACTTCCCTTGTTTTACTTTCATTGTAGTGGCGTGTGCTCCACCTTTAATCTCTCCGTTATGTTGTCTTAAACGATGTTCTAAATCTACGGTTGCTCCAACATATGTTGATTTATCTGTACATTCCAATAAATATACAAAACTTTCAGTTGACATTTCTATAATACATTATTTTTATTTAATTATTTTCAAGTAATTCAATCAAATTGCCGAATGATTGATTCAATAATTCAATTATTTCATATTTATAATCTTCTTTCAAATTTTTTACATATGTTAACTGATATGCATTGAGTTTTCTATAATTACGAATACTATCTTTTATAATTTGATAAAAATCTAAATTCAAAATTTTTGAAGGATGTTTATGTAATTGGTAATAAGTTGGAATAATCACATCACTATTCAATAAACCGTATTTTTCAGGTGGTTTACATTCTATAATTTCATTATATGAAAAATCTTCGATTCCAAATTCTTTGGATAATCGGTTACACATTTTTGTTTGAATTTTATAGTTTTCGTCGTCGTCGTTTCCTTTTTCTTCGTATTTATATTCGTCATTGATATCCATATTCATTATGTAAGAAAGAATACACTATATATATAAAATACACTTATGTACTAAAAAATGTTTTGTATCAATTTTCTAATTACAAACAATACAAAAACAAAACAATATAAATGGTTCTCTTCATATAAAATAAAACTATGACCTCTCCATCCGTATCATCTTATATGAAGACATTTGATAATGAAATGAATGTTACAAAACGTGACGGACAATTAGAAACTGTTGCTTTTGATAAAATTCTAAAACGAATAAAAAATCTTGGACAAGAAGTAGATATTAAAATCAATTACACATCTTTGGTAATGAAAGTCATTGATCAATTGTATGATGGTATTCCCACAACAAAAATCGACGAATTGAGTGCTGAACAATGTGCTTCATTAGCATCAACACATCCAGATTATAATGTATTAGCAGGTAGAATTGTTGTTTCGAACCATCATAAAAATACATCGGATTCATTTACTAAAGTAATGACTCAATTGTATGAATATTTGGATAAAAATGGAAATCCAAGTCCATTGGTTTCCGATGAATTATATTCTGTCTTAAAAAAGAATGGAGAGTTCCTAGACGAAATATGTGATTATAAACGCGATTTTTTGATTGATTATTTTGGATTTAAAACATTGGAACGATCTTATTTAATGAAAATCAATGGTAAAATTGTTGAACGACCACAACACATGTGGTTACGAGTTGCCATTGGTATTCACGGTGATAATTTATTTCGAATCAAAGAAACTTATGATTTAATGTCCAACAAATATTTTACACATGCTACGCCCACATTGTTTAATTCTGGAACACCACGACCACAATTGTCCTCGTGTTTTTTAATTAGTATGGAGAGTGACAGTATTGATGGTATTTATAATACATTGAAAGATTGTGCTTTGATTTCTAAATTGGCTGGTGGAATTGGTTTACATATACATAATGTAAGAGCCACTGGATCTCATATAAGAGGAACCAATGGAACATCGAATGGTATTGTTCCGATGTTACGTGTATTTAATAACACTGCAAAATACGTTGACCAATGTGTTCACCCAGAAACGATTATTTATACTAGACAAGGTCCTAAACAAATACAAGATTGTACAATAGGAGAAACATCCATTTTTAATATGAATGGTGATAGTGAAGTCATACAAAATGTATTAGAACATCATTATGAGGGGGAAGTTTTACACATCAAAACTGAATATTCTCTTAATAAATTAATTATTACACCACAACATCCTATATATGTTTTACGTAATAATGAAAAACAATGGATTGATGCTGGCGATATACTTTTGACTGATCAATTCATTTATCCAATCCCTAATTATGAAAAAGATATTTTAAATATTACCAAAGATGATTGTCAAATTTATAGTTATATTATGAAACATGGTTGTATTGAAGATGGATTATATAAAATCCGTACTAAAACTATTGAAATAGATATTGATTTTATAATAAATTATTTGGATTCAAAATTAGTCGAATATAATTTTTCAAATGATTATATTACATGGAAACCATCATTACAGTTACCTTTTAGACATAATGATTTTTATAACGAATCCGGACAAAAAGAAATTCATAGTCGTTGGTTACATTTACCTATCGAAAAAATACAAGCATTATGTTCAATGTTTCATTATTGTGATTATGATATGACTATAGAAAGTCAAGTAAAATTTTTACTTTTAAGATTATGTAAACAAAAATTACCACATTATGGTTTAAAATATCTGGATAATAGCATAGATTTTGTATGTACAAATATAGTTTCTATTTCAAAAAATAGTTACAAAGGAATTCTTTATGACCTTCAAATGGAAAAACAACATGATTATCTTTTAGAAAACGGTCTTGTGCATAATGGTGGCGGAAAGCGTAATGGATCTTTCGCTATTTATTTGGAACCTTGGCATAGTGATATTGAAATGTTCCTTCAAATGCGTAAAAATCACGGCGATGAAGAGCTGAAAGCCCGTGATTTGTTTTATGCTCTTTGGATACCCGATCTTTTTATGGAAAGAGTTAAATCTAACGGTAAATGGACGCTCATGTGTCCGGATGAATGTCCTGGATTATCCGATGTCTATGGAGAAGAATTTAAACAATTGTATGAAAATTATGAATCATCAGGCAAAGGTCGTATTACTATAAATGCACGTGATTTATGGTTTAAAATGTTAGACGCTCAAATGGAAACTGGTACTCCATATATGTTGTATAAAGATGCAGTTAATAAAAAATCAAATCAAAAAAATATTGGCATCATAAAGAGTTCAAATTTATGTGTAGCACCAGAAACTTTAGTTTTAACAAACCAAGGACACATAAAAATTGAAAGTTTACAAGATCAAACTATACAAGTGTGGAATGGTGAAGAATATAGTGAAGTAACTGTTCGAAAAACTGGTGAAAATCAAGAAGTCATTGATGTATATACAGATGATGGTTTGAAATTAACATGTACTCCATATCATAAATTTTATGTTCAAACATCCTATTATTTAGGATCAGTAAAACAACTAGAAGCAAGAAAATTACGACCAGGTGATAAATTGATTAAGTCCAAATATCCGATTATTGATGGTAGTAATACAATGCTTTATCCGTATACACACGGTTTTTTCTGTGGTGATGGAACATATAGAAATATTAATGAACATGCAGAATCACCCTGTAAATTCCAAGCATTACAAAATCATCATTTTTGTAAAAGACATTTATTTAACGAAACAGAAAATTATATTGAAAATAATGAAGATATAAATCATTATGTAGGAAATTGTAAAGCATTATCTTACAGTAAATTACCGATGATTCAATTGTATGGCAATAAAAAAGAATTAGTAAATCATTTAGAATGTAGAATAGAACCCATTTATGAAGAAAATAATAACCGAATTACAGTGACATTACCAGGAGATATTGCTGATAAATATGATGTTCCTTCTGGAAATTGTTCTATAAAAACGAAATTAGAATGGTTTGCTGGTTATTGTGATGCGGATGGAACAATTTCTTTAAATGGAACGAATGAACAACTTCAAGTTGCAAGTATAAATCATGATTTTTTGATCAAAATAAAATTAATGTTACAAACTTGTGGAATCAATCCAAAAGTAAAATTATCCACTTCAAGAGAAACATCTTATTTACCTGATGGAAAGGGTGGTTATAAAGATTATGTTACAAAACCAGTATATCGATTGCTTGTATCCTCTTGTGATTTATATCAATTATTTCAATTAGGATTCAAACCATATCGACTAATAATAAATGGGGTAGAACCACAAAGAAACGCTAAACAATTTATTAAAATTATCAAAGTTGTAAACGAAAATCGTATTTCGGATACATATTGTTTTACTGAACCAAAAAGACATACTGGAATTTTTAATGGAATCATTACAGGGCAATGCACCGAAATTACAGAATATTCTGACGATAAAGAAACTGCCGTTTGTAATTTAGCATCGATTGGTTTACCCTCTTTTATTTCGGGAAATGATTTTGATTATGATAAATTACACGAAGTAACCAAAGTAATTACTTATAATTTGAATAAAATCATTGATGTGAATTATTATCCAACAGAAAAAACAAGACGAAGTAATATGCGTCATCGACCCATTGGAATCGGTGTTCAAGGTTTAGCCGATGTATTTGTCATGATGAATGTTCCATTTCATTCCGAAAAAGCAAAGGAAATCAACAGAAACATTTTTGAAACCATATATCATGGCGCATTGGAATCATCATGTGAAATTGCAGAAGCAGAAGGTGCTTATGAAACCTTTCAAGGAAGTCCTGCGTCGAATGGCATTCTTCAATTTGATTTATGGTCAGTGGATCCAGGAAACGAACGTTATGAATGGAATGATTTGAAAAATAGAATTATGAAAAGTGGATTGAGAAATTCATTGTTAGTGGCACCTATGCCAACAGCATCTACAAGTCAAATTTTGGGATTCAATGAATGTATTGAACCAATTACATCGAATATTTATAGTCGCCGTACCAATGCAGGGGATTTTATACAAGCCAATAAATTTATGATGATGGATTTAATTAAATTAGATCTTTGGAATGAAAAAGTGAAAAACAATATTATTGCAAACAATGGATCTATACAACAAATCGATTTTATTCCACAAGAAATTAAAGATAAATATAAAACTGTGTGGGAAATACCTATGCGTCATTTGATTGATATGGCGGCGGATCGTGGAGCTTTTATTTGTCAAAGTCAAAGTTTAAATTTATGGTTAGAAGATCCGACTTATAATAGTTTAACATCGATGCATTTTTATTCTTGGTCGAAAGGATTGAAAACCGGTATTTATTATTTAAGAAGAAGAGCACGACACCAAGCCCAACAATTTACCATTGAACCAGAAAAAATAAATCATGTTCAAGAAGAAGATGAAATCTGTGAAATGTGTTCTTCTTAATTTATAAGTAAAGGGTTAGATGGAAATCATTGAATAAAGTATAATATATCAATTATAATATATTATATAATGAGTTGTGGAGAATTCAAAGAAATAAAAATCTCAACCGAAGAAAAAAAAGTTGATGAAGAAAATAAATGTTTTTTTATAAATTTATGTTATTATTCAAATGTAGAAGATGTAAATCCGTTTACTTGTCATAAAAACACTACAAAATTTGCATTTATTCCATATAATCCTACTTTTCTCAAACTTTTTCCAAAAGATTATAGTAAACCAGATATTATTGGTAAAATATATAGTTTTGAAATTGAATTTATAAAATTAATCCATCTTCAAGATAATTGGTACCATAGATTAACAAGTAAAACTACAAATAATTCTTCTACTTTAATTTGTTATTTTATCTTTAGCGATGGTGTTTCTAATAATTATAGAGAAGAATTTGAATGTTTCAAAAATTCAATAAATCCAAAAGGGGAAATTTTAGATATAAAAGAAATAGACTCTCAATTATTTGATTCCAGATGTGTTCGTAAATCAGATGATCAAATAATTATCAAAAAAATTGATTACATTTCTAGGATAAAATCTCCAGAAATTGTTGTTCCTGGATTTAGTCCAATTAAAGCAGGTTCAAAAAAAAGAAAAAACAACAAAACAAAAAAAAATAAGAAAAGAAAATCAGTCAAAAAGAAAAATTACCATTCAAAGACGATGTAAACCTATGTCTAATTATATACTATATAGTATATAGTATATAGTAATATAAAATCATGACTTGGATTCAAAATTCATATGTTGTATTTGTTTATTTAGGAATTTTCTTTTTTATTACCCATTTTTTTGTATATGGAAGTGGAATTGATATTTCTTATTTTGGACTATTTTTAATCCTTATTGGATATTTCAATATTCCATTATATAATTGGGTGTTCGTTTTATTATGGATATTCATTATTATTGAATTTTATAATTTAGGAAAAATAGCATACTATTATTTTTTTAAAAACGAAAAAATAAAAAAAAGAAATGAAAAAAAATTAGAAAATAGAGAGAAAAAAGAAAAAAAAGATTAGTGTGTAATAAAAAATACACCACTTACAATTAAAAATACACCTACTATTTTTGAAAAGTTCATATTTTCTTTCAAAAAGAAATAAGAAATAAACAATACAATCAATGGTGACATGGATGTAATGGCACTAATTAAATAAGTTTCATGATCTTTTATAATGGAATAATATAAAATATTTGCACTAAATACTGATAAACCAATCAAAACAATGGCAAAAACACATAATACATCAATATTTCCAAAATCATTTATAATATCATTACGATGACAACAACAGAATACCATAGAAATAGAAAATGCTAAAATGGATTCTATCAATATGAGACTTTTATAATGAATTTTACGTAAAACATATCTTGTAAAAAATGGAACAATTCCCCAAATGGTAGCTATTAATATGGCAAAAAAAAGATAATTTTCCATTGATTTATTTATATTACAATTGTATTTTTTTTACTACAATTGTAAATTTTGTATTTTTCTTTTTTATAGAAATTCATTGATTAGTTCATTGAATCGAATATTATCGATGAATATATTAAATTTTATTTTTAAATAACATCGTAAACATATTAGTGTATCCACCATGGAATTATGTAAATTTTCAGGTGTTTCATTGAAAAGATGATAATATGTTTCTACTAATTTTGGAAATTTTTTATATTTTTGATTTTTTTCATTTGTGCGATACAATGAACAAGAATTGATGGTCATACGCATTGTACAATCTGTTTTTATTCCTAATTTAAACAATCTGTAAGTATTAAAGATATTTTTGATATCTGGAAAATGTTGCAAAGAATGTAAATTTCTTACAATTTCAATATTTACCATTTGAATATCAAAATCTATATTATGTCCAATAACGCAATCACAAACACTCATTGTATGATAAAATATTCCGAGTGCTTCTGTTATTGGAATACCACGTTCTTCACAAATATCATTTGTAACTCCTGTAAGTTGAGAAACATAATCATTAATAATAACATTGGATGGTATTTTTATATAAGTATTGAAGGAAGAACGAATCATTTCGTTTTGAATATCATAAACGATGAAACTGAATTGAGTAATATAAGGATATTCTTCTAATGGTGCATTTTTTTGAATGAGACCGGTTGTTTCCGTATCAAAAACCAGAATATTTCTATAAGATGGATTCATTGAGTATATTTATATTTTTTACTATTTTTTTAATAAAAAGAAATCAATTTTACAATTTTTTCTTTGGAACAAGAGTCAATAATTTATTTAAAATAGTTTTTATAATTTGAACTAAAATATCATATTTTGGAAGTGTTTTTTTATCAATCATTTTTCTAGGAAGTAATTCACTTTTAATTTCTTCTATTTTCGGTATTGTATTCAATATTTTTGATTGATCGACTTTATCTAAAAAACTCAAATCTTGAGATTTTACAGTATCTATGATTTCTTTTGGTTTCAATTCTTCTTCTGGTTTATATTTAATTAATTCTTTTAAAATATATCTATATGTTTTACATTTTTTTGTAGTAATATTATAATCATCGTAAAATATGGTTTTACTTATTCCATCATTCATCGTTGTAACTTCAAAACTACATAATTCATTTAATACATTATTTAATTTATTAATTTCTTGGTCAATTTCTTTTGAATTATTAATTCTTTGACCTCCTTTTATATTATTTCGATATTGTCTTTTTTTAGTATATTTTTTTTTATTATATTTTTTAATCGTTATATTAAAAGACATATTTTTTATAAATGAATCTAATATATATATAATATATATTTAAATATAGTAAAAAATATGTATACAATCACAATGAATAATTTATTATTATTATTGATGACAATAATTATTTTAATTGTACTTTTATTTTTCTTAAATCGAGAGATTTTAATTTTGTATAGTAATACTGTTTTAGGAAAATTATTTGCCATTATTTTGATACTTTTATTTTCAAAAATACATATGGGTCTCGGATTTCTTACAATAATAATAATTTTATCCTTTTACAAATTATATGGATATGATTCTTGGAATATTTATGAAGGAAAAGATTTTCTAGATGGTGTAGATTCCATTTATTGGATCAATTTAGAACGTTCTAAAGATCGTAAAGAAAAAATGGAAAAACTCTTTCAAGATGATGTTTTTTTCGGAAAACCGATTCAACGTATTGAAGCTGTCGATGGAAAATCTGATGTTGTTTATGATAAATTGGAAATGAAACGAAAACGTAATACAAAATTAGAATATGCCTGTTTATTATCCCATTTGAAAGCTATAAAAACATTTTCAGAAAGTCAATATGAGACTGCTTTAATATTTGAAGATGATATTACATTGGAATTCAAAAAATATTGGCGTTATTCATTGAGAGATATTATTCAAAATGCTCCCAGTGATTGGGAAATTATTCAACTTTGTTATATTACTTCGGGAAGTTTAAAACAAGATTATACACTTAATAATTATAAAAGAAATCAATATGGTGGAATTGCTTCTATGGCTGCTTATATAATTAATCATAAAGCAGCTAAAAAATTTATCAATGAAAGTTATGATCCTTTTAAAGAAAGATATACATTAAAAGATTATCATACTCATGAAGCCGATCATTATATATATAAATGTTTGAAAACCTATACTTATAAATATCCATATTTTATTTATCCAACAGAAAATACGAGTACATTGCATCCAGAAGATTTAAATTCACACGTTCGATCCAAAATACAATTGGAACGAATGTACCGATCTAGAATGTTTTGATTTGATTTTTATGTGAAAATAAAAATCAAAAATTCCATAAAAAAATTCAATATATTTCAAAATATTTGGTTTCTTGTTTATATTTTAATATATCTACATTTTTCCGATAGATCAATGTAGGAAATTCTTCGAAACCATAAATTTCTTGTAATAATAACCATTCAAAAAGACCACCACAATATATAAATACGTGTTTAAATCCTAAACTTGTAAATTGTTTTGCCTTTTTATAGGGTGTTTCATCGGTTGCATTACGACCATAGATAATAATATTCATAATAGTCATTTCATAATCTTCTATGATTTTATTAATAGTAATTTCTTCTTTTTCGGCAAGGAGAGTATTTTTGATTAAATCATTTTGATAATCGAGAGAAAGAGTATTTATTAAAACATATTTTTCAGGATATTTCAACGCATATTTTACATCTTCAAAACCTATTTTAGTATAAGAATTTGGTTGGATCCAATTTTTAAAAAAATCCATTTTATTTTATGTAAGAAAAAATCTTTATTCTTTTTTGTAGGAAAATCTCTCTATTATATTATATAAAATGTCATATTTGAGAAGAAAAAAGTAGAACTGTCAATAGAAATGTATATCTTGACAATCGATTAACCACTTTTACAAATTTACCTCTTCGATTTGGAAATTTATTAGTAGAAAATGATCAAACAGTGGGAGACGATTTAGATGTAAGTGGAAATCTTACAATCGGTGGCGATTTGAGAGCTAAAAATTATTATTCCAACAACGGAAACTTTTATTTAGACAATTATATTTTAATTCCTTATGGAACTATTATTCAATCTGCTGCATTAAATATTCCAGATGGATGGTTACACTGTAATGGTGCATCTATATTGAAAGTTACTTATATTAATTTATTCAATGCAATTGGATATACTTATGGAGGTAGTGATAATAATTTCAATGTTCCTGATATAAAAGGACGTGTTGTTGTTGGATCAGGAAATGGTGCTGGTTTAACAAATCGTAATTTAGCTGCTACTGGTGGTGAAGAAGCACATATATTGACTGTAAATGAAATGCCAAACCATTCGCATACATCCAATGTTGTTGGTGGAACGATTGGATTAATTACCGCAACTGGTACATCTACGGCAATTACTGGTGATAATAGTCCAGTTGAACCAAATATATTTGCTGCACCACAAGCTCTTACCATCAATGCTGCTGGTAGTGGTAATGCACACAATAATATGCAACCCTTTATTGTCCTTCACTATTTAATCAAATATTAAATTCTTGAACGGTATAAAATCATAATTGATTTGATACTAAAAATCAAATATAATAGAAAAATCTCTCTATTATATTATTAGTAATGACTAAAAAATGTGTTTCGGTCTGTAAACAATTTACAGAAACCGAATGTAATCCTCCGCGGTGTAAATATATAAATGGAAACACAAGAAAATATTGTCGTCTTGCTCATAAATATAAAATGAACAAGGTAACTTGTAATGTTACTCGTAGAATTAAGAAAAGAGACGCTTTAGTAAATGCTACAAAAAAAATCGGTGAACTGATAAAATCTTCCAAAAAATTTTTACATATAGTATGTCCGATTTCTGGACAATGTATTGCTTTTGGCAATTATACAAAAGAATTGAAAAAACTATTTCATGGTTTCACAGATTTTGATTATGTAGTAAATCCGATCAAAAAAATTGGTGCAGTTTCTGAAAACGGGTTTGTAAAAGAAATTAAATATCAAATGGATCCTTCTACTACTTCTTATGCCATTTTAAAATCGTCACAAAATCCAGATACAGATAATTTAGTCTATGAATATTTAGTAGGAGTGAAATATATTAATCGTATAATGAAATCATTTCCCTGTTTTGTGGAAACCTATGGCCTTTATTTTTATTCCACAGATGATAATTGGAAGAAAATGGCCGAAGACAATGTAGATAAATCCGAATTAAATGGTCTTGAATTACAACAAAATATTGATTATGTAAGAGCTTGCAAACAATCCAAATATGCGGCAATTTTAATACAACATATTAGTAATGCAACAACATTGTATGATATGGTTAATAATAAATCGACTTTTGTTCCAAACGTTTTGATTTACGTTTTTTTCGTTCTCTACCAAGCATTGGCATTATTGTCTAAAACATTTACACATTACGATTTACACGAATACAATGTATTACTCTATGAACCCTTTCCAGGTAAACACATTCAATATCATTATCATAATGTAGATGGTTCCATCATTACATTTAAAATGCCTTATCTTCCAAAAATCATTGATTATGGTCGTTCTTATTTTGACAATGGAAATTTGAATTCCTATAAAATATATGAGAGTGTTTGTTCGACCAATGAGTGTGAACCTCACTGTGGTCATAATTATGGATTACAGTGGTTAAATCCAGATCCATATTTAACTATTAGTTCATCTCAAAAAAATGAAAGTCATGATTTACGTTTAATCAATTCTGTAAAAAACAATTTAATGGGAATCTATCAAAAAACGAGTCCACCGGTTCAAAATACATTTATAGAATTACAAAACATATTCAATAAAATTGCATATGGTGTTGGAATAAGAAAATATGAAAAAAAACAGTTTGGAACAAAAGAGAATTTGAATATTTCACCACGTCGTATTACTAATGTAAATGGTTTACATGATGCATTGAAAATAGCAATACAAAAATCCGAAATTATAACAGAAAATCAAACAAACTATAATGATAATGAAACAGCCTGTCATCTACATGTTTATTATGATCAACGACCTATGGTTTACGAAGAAAATCGATTATAAAAATAGAAATAAACATAAAGATATTTTATGATTATATAAAGATATAATATAATCATATGTTGTTATCATCATTTAGTTATGATGAATATTTTGGAAGAACAATAAAAAGTTATCATGTTATTATTAAACAAAGTGAAAATCATATTCAAAACATTTTTAAAAAAATATTATGTAATACTTGTAATAAAAATTATTTAATAATGTTTGAAATATCTTGTGATCTATATAAAAAAGAATCAAAATTGAACATGTTAGATCGTATATTAAATAATCCATTTTTATTAAAGGAACAAAAAGACGATTTTTTAAGTACATTTTCGATTACACAAAAAACGTTATTTGCATTATCTCGATTTATTCATATTATAAAATATAAAAAAGCGCGTTTATATAATCAAGTGGATTTGTTTGGGGATCCTTTTACAACCAAAGAATACAATATAATTACTATTTTTGAAAATAATACAAAATATACCTTTTCCGTTAACGAACTAATAAATATATTGAATACCGCATTATCCAATTCGGTACATTTTTTCGGAGAACCCATTGCATGTAAAAATCCATATACAAATATACCCTTTAAGAAATCGTCACTATATAATATTTATTTTAAAATAAAAAGTAGTTCATTTATAATGCCAATTTTATTACATCAATTTTTCCTTGCGAACTTTGATTTAACGATATATATGGAAGAAAATGAACCATTGATTCGTAAAATTTTCATAGAATCCTATACAAAAAATATTAGTCTGAAAAACGTATATAGTATTACCATTGGTATGTATAAAGAACTATATCTTCGATGTTGTATACATCGTGATTTTCCAAAAGAAGATTTATTGAAAATCATGTATCCTTATATTCAATTATATTACAAAGGAAAATATTCATTCGAAGAAATCAAATGCAAAGAATATATGCATAAATTGAAATTAAAATTGATTGATTTTATCCGTTATAATCCAAATTTTGGAAGAAAGAAAATAATATATAAATTCAATATTTTTACAAAAAAAAAAGAAATTGATAAAGTATTTTTTAATAGTGATCATATTGAATATCATAAAAAAGAATCAAAAGATAGTTTTTTGAAATCTCATCTTATTATTCGCGATGAAAATGCATTAAATATTCATTATCCAGACGATTATAATTCTGAAGATTATGAAACTGATTATGAAGATGTGACTCATTCAACTATCATTGATCAATATATGAATTATAATAATTATAGTATTAATAATATTATTGTAGATAATGGATATCAACCTATAAATGAAGAAAATATGAATCAAAATGTAAATGAAGAAAATCAAGAAGAAGAATCTGTAACAGAATATTACAACAATGATAATGATAATGAAACCAATGCCGAATCAGAATTAGAATCAGAATTAGAATCAGAATTAGAATCAGAATTAGAATCAGAAAATGAATCTGAAACAAGTGAAATTATTATTTATGGATCATAATCCTCATTCTCAAGATTTTCATTATAATAATAAAATAACATATTAAAACGTTCATGTACATTCATTAATCCAAATAAAAATCGTATTTTATTGATAATTGTTGGATTATATAAATATATATCATCATCACCATCATATTGATAACGTAAATACCAATGATATCGAAACATATATAATCGTGATAATACACTATAAAAATAATTCGTATTTATTCCATATATGGAAATACTTGGATGATCTAATTCAAGTAAAATATTATAAAAAATAATATAATTTTTATGATAAGCAATTTCAGCATTTGAATAATTGGAAATGTCAATAAGTTCATCGCATGTTCTTTTATAAAAAATATTGTGTAATAATTGATAGGATTCAGTAAAATCTCGAATATCTTCCAATAAATCTTTTTGTTGGACGATATATGGATAGGATACATATTCCAATATATATTTTTGAACATCTTTTGGTAACTGATAAATTTCCAACATTATATATTACTATTGTTTATTTTTTATCCATTTTTTCTGATTCATAATTCATAAAATTGAAAAAGATTTTGATAAAAAATCAAAAAATATAATAGAACAATGGAAATTTTAAAGCAAACAAAACTTACACGTGCCGAATGGGATACTATTGAAGTACCCGTTTCTGAAGAAGAAAAAGAAATTCTTCGTTTAATCATGGATGGTTATTCGAATATTAATCTTAAATATAACAAAACAACCTCTCTCTTTTCCTTTACAAAAATAGATAATACACCTGAAAATGAACGATTTTTATATGATAAATATTTTGAACCAATTATTAAAGATATTATAAAAAAATATAATTCTCTAGAAATCCAACAAAAAATAATAAAAGATAATATTTTAAAAAAAATGAAAAGTGTAGATGCAATACGACTTCAGAATCTAGATGCAAATATTCAAAAGGCCAAAGAAAATATATATGAATTTCTTATTTTGGATTTTACCAATGATCTTTGCATGCATTTTCATAATAAAAAAAATACTAAATATGCATTTTATTTATATACACTCATTCAATTGAAAAAAAATTCGATTCAGCATATTAATAGTTATGTTTTGGATTTTGTCGATTCTGTCATAAAAATCGCCAATGAAAATACAAATTTATGTTTTATTACAGAAAGAGCCTATGAATTTATTGAACAAAATCATTATTTATTGAAATATCAAGACAAGGAATTATTTTCACATCAAAAAGAATTATATTCTATATTCAAGAATGATCACGCTGTACCAAAATTAGTATTATATATTGCGCCGACTGGTACTGGAAAAACACTTTCACCAATTGGTCTAACAGCAGAATATCGTGTTATATTCGTTTGTGTGGCTCGACATATTGGTTTAGCATTAGCCAAATCTGCTATTTCTATGGAAAAAAAAGTAGCGTTTGCATTTGGTTGTGAAACCGCCAGTGACATTCGATTACATTACTTTTCAGCGGTAGATTTTACAAGAGATAAAAAATCCGGTGGTATTCGTAAAGTAGATAATAGTAATGGTTCGAAAGTCGAAATTATGATATGTGATGTTCAATCCTATTTAACTGCTATGCATTATATGTTGGCATTCAATTCCGAAACACATATTATTACTTATTGGGATGAACCAACGATTACAATGGATTATGAAACACATGAATTACATGCAATTATTCATAAAAATTGGGTGGAAAACAAAATACCAAACATTGTACTTTCTTGTGCAACATTACCGAGAGAAGATGAAATCATGGATACATTGATTGATTTCCGTTGTAGGTTTGAAGATGCAGAAATTCATAATATTACAAGTTATGATTGTAAGAAATCTATATCGATTATTACCAAAGATGGATATTGTGCATTACCACATATTTTATATGAAAAATACGAAGATCTTATGAAATGTGTAGAATATTGTGAATCCAACAAAACAATATTAAGATATTTTGATTTATCCGAAATTGTCCATTTCTTGGTATATATGAATTCATGTAATATGTTACAAGATGTTTATAAAATATCTTCTTATTTTGAGAAAATCGACGATATAACCATGACAAGTATAAAAATATATTATTTGACGATTCTTAAAAGTATTCAATATAAAGACTGGGCAACCATTTTTGAAAATATGAAACAAAAAGTTCGACCAAAATATGAAAAACCAAATATTAGTAAAACAAATAGCATGTCTTCAGAAATGAAAAAATCCAACCATGAATTAAAACGAACAAATAGTGTGTTTGAAAACCCGAAAAAAGAAACCGAACAAAAACCAATTTCAGCGGGTGTATTGATTACAACAGCAGATGCATATACATTAACAGATGGTCCATCGATTTTCTTAACAGAAGATGTTTCTAAAATTGCGCATTTTTATATTCAACAATCCAATATTCCAAAAGAAATATTTCAAAATATTCTTGGTAAAATTGCAACAAATAATTTATTGTCGGAAAAAATAGCCAAAATAGAGAGAATGTTTGATGATATGAAAGAAATGAAAGAAACGAATGATAAAAATAGTTCTAAAAAAAATGCTAAAATGGATATTGAGAATAAATCACCAGAAATACAGAAATTATATAAAGAGTTGGATTCTTTGAAATCACAAATTCATTATATTACATTGGAAGCACAATATATTCCAAATACTACACCACATCAGTTAAAATGGTCTCCATTTCATTCTGTTATGCAAAATGCATTTGTTCCAAATATCGAAGAAGAAACAGTGAAAGAAATCATGATGTTAGAAATCGAAAATTATCAAAAAGTATTATTACTGATGGGAATTGGTCTTTTTATGGAAGGGTTACATCCGAAATATTTGGAAATCATGAAAAGTATGGCTTATCAACAAGATTTATATTTAATTATTGCATCTTCGGATTATATTTATGGAACCAATTATTCATTTTGTCATGGATTTATTTCGAAAGATTTGACCAATATGACACAACAGAAAACTCTCCAGAGTCTGGGTCGTATTGGTCGTAATAGTATTCAACAAACATACAGTGTAAGATTTCGAGATGATACTATGATAAATCAATTGTTTATGAAACAAAATGAAAATTTGGAAGCGGTAAATATGTGTAGATTATTTTGTAGTGATTGATAAATATATTTGAAAATAGAATAAAGATACTTTATGTTTAATAATAAGATTACAATGTTATATTTTTTATTCTTCTTTTTATTTGGTTTTGTGCATTCTTTTGAACCTTCTTGTATTACATGTAAATATTTTATTCCAAACAGTTTGAATCCAGAATTTGGTTTATGTAGGATGTTTGAAGATAAAATTTATGAAAAAAGTAATGAAAATACTATAAAAAATTATGCTTCTTATTGTCGTAATAATGAAAATTTATGTGGAAAATCAGGAACATTATATACACCCATCAATCAACAATTTGAATATTATGAATATGTGAATAGTTTATGTAATGGTGAATTCACGGATGTTAAAGATTTAGAAGAATTGGAGAGATTAGAAAAAGAATTAGTACATATATTTCAAAAAATGAGAAAACATAACACAAATACGTTTTATAAAAAAACGAAAAAAATAATGGATATATTTTTAGGAAAAAGAAAAATTCAATAAATATTGGTGATTTATTTTACACCTTTGCACTTTTACACCTTTTCACCTTTCAAACGCCGATTATATATGATAATTCTGCCTAAAGGGCAGAATTATTGATATATAAAGGCGGTTTATCGGTGAAAAGTAACAGTTACCTAATAACATTCAAATATACCGACCCTAAAGGGTCGGCATTTGAAATGTTAAAAGGTGTAAATCGCCCAAAGGGCTCGCCCCGTGCGAGCCCGGGGCTTTGCGATTATATAACCCTGAAATCGCCTTTGGCGATTTCTCGGGTATAAAAGGCGAATTATCAGTTGCAAAGTCGCTTCGCAGTACAGTTACCAAGGCACGTTCAAATAACGCCCACTTTAGGTGGGCGTTTTAAATGTGCAATGGTGTACAAATAACTATAATTATGATTATATTGATAAGATAATCATAATGAAACATTTTTTATACGAAATAAAACGTGTATTTATTTTTTATAATCCATTCAAATGAGAAATAGCATATGGATTTCCTTTTAATTGAGTCATAATATCTGAATTACTACGATCTACTTGAATACCAGAATATAATGGAGTACTTTGAGAGCTTTGTCCTAAACTATTGATAGAAGGTATTTGATATGGCATAGTTCCACTTAATTCTCTCTTATTTTTCAATAATTCATCTTTATCTTTCATTGACATATTAACATCTGAATTCAAAAGTTTCATATTACCAGAAGGAGTATATCCGGTTAATGTAGACGATTTTACTCCATTTGTTGAAGGTGTACTATATTCAGCATCATAAGGACGTACTTGTTTATTATTGGTTGCACTAGAAATACCACTGTAGTAAACATTTGTATATTTTTTTGCACTTTCGTGTTCTTGGTGTTCTGTTACTAAATAAGCACCACCATTTTGATTGGCATTAATATATAAATGTCCACTAGAATTTTCGGTTGTTTCTCTGATGGTTGGAGAAGGACGATCGTTTGGATTAAAAATATAGGATTCTGGAACGGTTGTTCCAGGATTTTGATAAGGTCTTAAATTACCGATTGTATTTTCTTTACGTGATGGTTTTAACATATCCAAAAGAGGTGATATGGCTGCACCAATTGCACCACCAACTGCTCCAAAATAATCATCTTGTTTGTTCATTGTACGATTGTTGGGATAAGCTTTTTTCGATTTTAAACCATAATCTCCTTCATGAGCACCATTTTTTCCAGAAGAATAGGCGGGAGTAAACGGAACTGCTCCTAAATCAATATGTTTGGAAGGCATATATTCACCTTCAACATATTGACTAGCGACACCAAAACTGGCATTACCAGTATAATCACGATCAGTAAATGTTCTGGCTTGTTCTCGTTCAATATGTATAGAACGTGCTGTTGGTGCAGAATCATATGCTTTTGCTGGCAACATATGATCATTACCTAATTCGAATGTTTTATCAACACGATTTTTTTCAACATGACCATGAATACCACGATTCGTAATATGAGAAACAGCGGGACCTTCTCTACCTAATAATCCAAATTCACCGGCTTTTGGTTTATTATCTACACGAAGTTGATCGGCTGTTTTTGGTAGGTATAAATCACGTGCTTCTAAAGAAGAATTATAACCACCAGCACCTTCTGTAGTATATCCTAAACCAATACCTGGTGCTACTTTTTGATCAGCAAATGGTTTTACATTCGACATTTTCATAGAAGGTACTTGTCTAGAAAGATAAAAGTCAGTATTATTAGGTGTACCATGTGCCCATTGATAATTTTCTTGTGGAGAGAAAAGAGGTGCACGTTCTGTTTTTCTCATGACTTGAGAACCAGCCCCCGTATAATTATCCATAATACTTTCAGTCGAATTGGCATCTGTTCGAGTGGTTCTTAAATTACTTCCAAAAAAAGGAACCATATTATTATGTTCAAAATAACTAGCACTTACTTTGTTTCCAGTTAAAGAATAATAAGTTGCATCTCCGGTAGTTTTATTTTCATTACTTACGAGAGAATTTCGAACATTAGGGTTAAAATATTTATCACTATATACATAAGGTGTATCATATTGATTAACTGTACTTAATTTCGATGTTAGATCCGTTTCAATATTTTTTACAGGTAATTCATCAGGATAATTTCGATTTGGAACATTTGTATTTGGTAATTGAAAACCTTCTGTTGTATTTTTATTTTTTTGATTCGAAATAATATATAAACCACCTAATGCGACTAATGGTATAGCTAGAGTTTCCATAAATTATATAATATATATTATCTTATATAATTTATTCCACTTTTTATTTTTATCATTATATATTTTCATTTGTTTTTTAACGGTGTAAATTTTGGAAAACGAAATCAGATTTTTCAATTACACCTAGATTGGGCATTTTAGGAACATAATAATCTTTTTCTAAAATTCTTGTTTGAATATTATTTGGAAATTTTAATTCCAAATTTGATTGTGGATTTATCCAAGGCATTTCCCATCGAGGTTGTTCTAAATCTTTATACATCCATGCAGGATGACTTGCTCTAGATTCTTCTACAAATGGATTCACTGAAGAATACATGATTGGTGTTGGATTTACTGCATGTTTTTTATAGTCATTCATTTCTGGTAAATCACGATTTAAAGGACGTGTTAAACCTAAAAAATCACTTTCTAAATGAATAATATCATTGGTTATATTTGCACCCCATCGTTGTAATCTCATTTGTACTTCATTTTGATATGGCATATCAATGCCTTGTCCAGGTGTATTTAAATAATATCTTCCTGAAAATGTACTTTCATCTATTTGTTTTTGTATTCTTATAGGATCATCATGAAATCGAGTAAATGCCATTTATATATATTTTGAAAATATTTATAATAAAAATATATAAGATAAAAAATGATAAAAAAATAACATTTTATAATCTATAAAATATGGATTCTAAAATAGTTCCTAAACTATGTTTGAACATGATCGTCAAAAATGAAAGTCGTGTCATTCTTCGTTTGTTAAATTCGGTTCTTCCAATTATAGATACATATTGTATTTGTGATACTGGTTCAACGGATAATACCATCGAATTAATTACCACATTTTTCCAACAAAATAATATTCCTGGAAAAATTGTGCAAGAACCGTTTTGTGATTTCGGATATAATCGTTCTTTTGCATTAAATGAATGTTTCAAAATGCCTGAAGTTGATTATATATTATTATTAGATGCTGATATGGTGTTGACTGGTTCTCTCTTACAAACACCCATTCTTCTAAAAGATCGCTTGGTTGCCGATGTTTATTATTTATTACAAGGAAATTCTCGTTTTTATTATAAAAATTGTCGTATTGTTAGAAATAAAGGATATTCTTATTGGGGTGTTACCCATGAATTTTTAAAAACACCTCAAGGAACTATTTATGGGAATTTTAATAAAAATGAATTATTTATTGAAGATATTGGAGATGGTGGTGCAAAAAATGATAAATGGGAACGGGATATTCGTTTATTAAAAAAAGGTTTGGAAGATGAACCGAATAATGATCGTTACACATTTTATTTGGCAAATACATATTATGGTTCGGGTGATTATAAATCGGCGATTGAATATTATAAAAAACGGATTGAAATTGGTGGATGGATTGAAGAAGTTTGGCAATCTTATTATTCTATTGGAAAATGTTATGAATCGATGAATGATTTTCCGAATGCCCTTTATTATTACATGGAAGGTTATCAAGCTTATCCAAAACGTATTGAAAATCTATATAAAATTATACAACATTATCGTAATCATGGGAAAAATTACCTTGCATATCAATATTATATGATGGCAAAACGAGTAATGGAACGCAATGGAGTGTCCAATGATTTTCTTTTCTTGGAAAAAGATGTTTATGAATACAAATTAGATTATGAATTTTCCATTATTGGTTATTATGAAAATCCTGAATCTGTTTCTTTGAAAAATCTATCTATGAAATTATTGGCATGTCCGATTATTGAAAATGGAATCTCTCGTAATATTTTGAGTAATTATAAATTTTATGTAGAAAGTGCTAAAAATTTCCAAAAACCATTGTCTTCCAATTTATTAAATGTGATTTCCAACATTGGAAAATCTCTCGATATTGATAAAAACGAATTTAATAAAAGTACTCCATCATTGTGTATCTTAAATAATCAAATCATTATAAATACCCGTTTTGTAAATTACAAGATTGACGAAAAAGGAAATTATATAAACAAACAGCATATTATTAGTAAAAATATAATTACAGTAATTGATTTAAATTCTTATGAAATTACAAGTGAATTTGAATTGGATTATAATCGATTGAATGATAATGTTTATGTAGGATTAGAAGATATTCGTTTGTTTATTCATAAAGATCAATTATTATATAATGCAAATCGAGGATTAGGACATTCAAACATTCATGTAGAACATGGTAGTATTGATTTAGAATCGAAAACCACAAAATCCGATGTTTTATTGATTTTTGAAAATGAACAAAATTCGATTGAAAAAAATTGGGTTTTATTTCAAACAAATGATTTTAATAAAAATGAATTGAAATGTGTATATCATTGGTTTCCTCTTACCATTGGTACTATTGAAGAAAATAAATTTATAAAAACACATCAACAATCTGAACTCCCCGATTTTTTCCGTTATATTCGAGGTTCTACAAATGGCCAAATCATAGATAATGAATTATGGTTTATTTGTCATTTAGTCAGTTATGAAAATCGTCGATTTTATTATCATATAATAGTTGTATTGGATATAGATACCTATAAATTAAAAAAATATAGTCCTATATTTACATTTGAAAAACAAAATGTTGAATATACATTAGGATTTGTAGAATTAGGTAATGATTTATTCATTGGATATAGTATTTTAGACAAAGAAACAAAATATATCTCTATTTCGAAAGATTGGTTCAAGAGTCAAATGATTTATCTGTAATTAGTGTAATTGTATTTATAGGTGCAGTCTTACATAATCCATATGTTTGTCGATGCCATTGAGATATACCATATTGTTTGATTCCTTCAATATGGTGTTTTGTACCATATCCCATATTTTTTTCTAAATTATATCGATGATTCAATTCTGGATAGGTTTGACATAATAACTCCATATAAGTATCTCGACTATCTTTGGCTAAAATCGATGCAGCAGCAATTGCAGTATACTTATCATCACCACTTTCAAATGTTTCGTGTGGAATGGAAATCATACGATTATTTTCTTTATCAAAATCGACATAGGGTATAAAATCATTACCATCCATTAATATGAAATATTTATTTTTGATTTCAGTTGATATTGGAAGAGGTATATCCATATGATTCAATTGTGTAAGAATGGATTTAATACATAAATGTGCGGCTTTAAATACCGATTGTCTAATATTTATTTTATCAATTTCATCATGTTCTATAAATTGTATAGAATAGGCTAAAGCATTGTTTTTTATATAGTCGGCAACAATACCCATTTTTTTTCGTGATTTGATTTTTTTACTATCTTTAATATCTTTATGATAAAATGGACGATCTTTAGGTAAAACGACGGCAGCTACATATAAACGTCCAAAAAGTGGACCTCTACCTGCCTCATCAATTCCAATTTCATGGAGATTCATAGGATCATATTGTAACTGACTTATCATATTATAAAAATAATGAATAAAGTAAAAATAAAATCAATTTTTTCAAACTATTCGATATATTTTTCGTAATATAGAATATATATTGGGAATGAAAATAACACCGTTTATATTATTTTTAATTTTATTGGTTGTTTTAATTATTTCGATGCTTTTTGGCAATTCATTATTATTAAAAGAGAAAGAAGGATTTGTTTCTTTTGGATATAACAATAGTGATGCTATGAAAATAAATATTCCACAATATAGCACAGATGAAAATAAAAAAGTCACTTACTTATATGACAATCTTTATTTTGACGGTACAAATAGTAATTTAATTGAAGTAGACAGTTCATTCTGTAGTAATATACGTGTTTCTGATGCCATTTCTGGAAATGTTACATGTAATGATTCTGTAGGTACATCTATTCAAAATATATATGTAACAACAAGAAATAATATTACAAAATCGTATTCCACCACCAACAATTTAAAAGTTCAAGTACAAGAAAGTAGTCTTACAAATGTTGCAAATAATAATCATTTTTCATATTTAACAAATTGTCCTACTATTTCGGATATTCCTGGATATAAATATCAATTATTTTATGCATCTTGGGAAAATGATACCTACATGCATATAATGGGATTAAATCCAAATTTATCGAAAGGTGAAAATATTCAATCTTATTATTATGATTATAACAGTGCAATGATTAAATATGTACCATTTATCAATTTGAATACAGATGTTCCATTATATAATGCAACTTATTCATCAAATGACGATGCCAATAATGGTAAATTATATAAAGATTTAATATTCAATCGAGCAAATATTTATCAAATTTCAAAATATGTCAAATATGATTTAGTTCACGGTTGTGTTTTAATATTGAATCCTACAAGTAATACATATAATATTTATAGTAGAAAAACCGGACAATTGACTACCGATATTTCAAGTGCTATTGTAGATAATATACCATCTTTTGTTTCTTGGATTATACCTGATGGTAATAATGGTATGGTCATTGTTATGGCACAAGGAATGAATACCGTAATTATGATTGTTACACCGGTACAAAATCAAAAACAATATGCATTATCTTATTGTGTAAGATTTACGGATAAAGAAGTCCATTTGTCTTCGAATGCTTCTAGTAATTTGGTCATTACTACAGAAAGTCCTCAAACAGATGTTTCAAATAATAATATTCCTTGTTTTGATGAATTATCTTGTAAATGGTATTACTATTTTAAAACCATGGGAAATGATCCTGCTATTCTTTTCAAAAATGATTTTATAAGAAAAACACAAATTGTTCCACCAGTTTGTCCTACATGTCCTAGTTGTCCTAGTTCAGGCGTATGTACCAATTGTGGTGGTAATGGTGGTTCTGGAACCGCTGTATCTGATACTTCGAGTAACATATTGAGAGGAGCGGCAAATCTAGGTAAAGAAGCTGTTGGTGGTGCTGTTGGATTGACCAAAGAGGTTGTTGGTGGTACGGTTGGATTGACCAAAGATGTGGTTGGTGGTGCTGTTGGATTAACCAAAGATGTGGTTGGTGGTGCGGTTGGATTAACCAAAGATGTGGTTGGTGGTGCGGTTGGATTAGTGAAAGATACTGCTTCAGGAATATATCATCTTGGTGATACGAAATCAAAAAGTGATAGTGCATTTGGATATGTTCCAAATAATTTATCTACACCGGTTGATCAATATTCTTATTATGGTTCACTTCAATCCAAAGGAGGTAATTTCATGCCAGTTACCGCCGATTTCAGTTCATTCCGTAAATAATAAGAAATTTTTGTATTATTATTTGTAAAACACGTAATAATAAAATTAGTTGAAAATATGATTTTATCAGGGATTATTTTAGATAACTTTGTATTTTACAAATCCAATAATCAATTTTTAATTTTTCTAAATTCCAAGAATTATTATGAATTCTTTCTTTTTCCTTTGTTAAAAATTCTAAATTGATTTCATCCCAAGAATCAATAAAACATATAGGTAAATCTTCAAAATCCATATAACCAATATCTCGTTTAATAATAGGAATACTACCCATATATAAAGTTTCCCATAAACGATGTGTATCTAATCCATTACCTCTGGGACATAATACAAAATTGTGTGATTTTATTTCACGTAGAAATTGAGTTCTTCCTTCCAAAGTATTTTCTATTGAACCAATAGAAACCCATGATTTATCATGGAATAAATTAAAAACATATTGTCTCTCGATTGGATATGTATTTATATTGAAATTCATATATACCAGTTTTGTTTTTTCAATTGTCTCTTTCATTACTTGAATCATACAATCTAAATTTCCATAAATAGGATGTAAATCACTTTCGTTTGTATCATTAGTAATACCTAATGGCAATGAAAATACATTTGATTTACGTGTTTGTTTATTAACACAAAACCAAATATTCGGACGATAAAAATTAACGCAATTATCATCAACTGAATAATCTCCATGACCAGAAATAATAATGGGTAAATTTACTTTTGGTGGATATATAATATTACCTCTCCAATTTATTGGAGAATGGTTTGTAATAACATCACATTTAAAATAATGTTTTGGAAAAGCTTGAAAATATTTATCAGTTGTAATAATATCTTTTTTTTCAAAAATCATTTTATAAAATAAAGTATTTTTTATTTTTATATTTATTCGTTTATAATAAAACATAAAAAACTCATTCTATTTTAATATAAATAGAATGAATGAAATATTGAATCGGAAACAAATAATAAAAGAAATAAAACAAATATTGACAAATTTCAATGAAAATTGTAAAGATATTAATTTCAAAAAGGGTATTTATATATATGGTTCGCCTGGATGTGGTAAATCAAAATTTGTATATGATATTTTGAATGAAATGAATTATGATATTATTAAATATGATGCTGGTGACGTTCGTAATAAAAATCTCATCGATACAATAACATCGAATAATATTGGATCTCAAAATGTCTTACAAATGATGTCTGGAAAAAATAAACCAATTGCGATCATTATGGATGAAATCGATGGTATGAATAATGGTGATAAAGGTGGTATTACCGCTCTTATTAAATTAATTCGACAGAAAAAAACGAAAAAACAACGTATGGAACAAATGACATTGAATCCGATCATTTGTATAGGAAATTATAACATTGATAAAAAAATTCGAGAATTGATGAAAGTGAGTCATTCTTTTGAATTAAAAGCGCCGACGAATCAACAAATCGAAAAAATTATAAATATTGAAATGCCAAACATAACAAATAAAATACAACTTATCCATTATATTCAAGGAGATTTGAGAAAATTAGATTTTATAAAAAAAATTTATAATAAAAATCCCAAATTATTAAATGAAGAAACCATTCAAAATATTTTTCATGTAAAGTCTTACAGTGAAAATTCGAAATTGATTACACAAAATTTGATCAATCAACATTTTTCATTGGATAAACATAATAAATATATTAATGAAACGGATCGAACCATTATTGCACTTTTATGGCATGAAAATATTATTGATCCAATTACAAAAATAGATAAATCCAAATCTTTTCCTTTTTATTTGAAAATTTTGGATAATATTTGTTTTGCCGATTTTATTGATCGTATTACCTTCCAAAATCAAATATGGCAATTCAATGAAATGAGCTCATTAATGAAAACATTTTATAATAATAAAATTTATCACGATACATTTCCAGAAAACATGAATAAATTCAAACCGAGTGAAGTCCGATTTACCAAAATATTGACAAAATATTCCACTGAATATAATAACATTATGTTTATTTATGAATTATGTCAAAAATTAGATATGGATAAAAATGATTTATTATCTTTTTTCCAAGAATTGAGATTGATTTACGGTGAAGATTTTTATAATAAAAATAATGGAGAAATATTTGAAGATTATGATATAAGTAAATTAGATATAAAACGTATTTATAGATATTTAGACAAAAATGTAAAAAAAGAAATTATTGAAGAAGATAGTAGTGATGATTATGAATAGGTGGTTTACATCGATGAAACGTTTCCCTTGAATCTTCAAGGGTGTAAATATCATTTTTATTAATATTTATACAAATGATATTGTTAGATTATTAGAAAAATACTTCTGGTTCACTTTTTGGTCTTGACATATCAATTTCTATAACATCTTCTTTAGGTGTTTCATTGGAATTATAATCTTTTGCTTGTTTTTCCAAGAGTTCTATTTTATTTTTCAAGGCATTTATTTCTTGTTTATATTTCTCATCATTTGATGATTGTGGAGGAGGAGGCAATGGCATTCCGGATTGCATTTGCATAAGTTGTTGTTGTAAATGAATCGTAATTTTTTGTAATTCTTCATTTTGTGCTAGTAATTTTTCAATACTTTCTTTTTGTCCATTAATAATATCTAACACATCTTGTTGAGAAAGTTGTCTAGGTGGTTGTCCATCTTTACTCATTACAATCGATGTCATTGTGGTATTATGCATTTGTTTCATTTGTTCTTGTGCCATTTTAGCACGTTCTTCTTCGATTTCTTTCGTTTGTTTAATAACATCCGGTTTCATTTTTGGATCACCTGGTTCATATGCATTTAATAGATCATCGATCTTATTTAGGAAAAAATCTTTAATGGAAGCTTCTTTTTGAGAAATAAACATATCAACCGTGACAGCATTCCATGGTCTTAAATAATCAGGATGTGGATTCTCTAATAATTTCTTTTTATCAAATGTATTATGAATATGTGAAAATACCAAAATGGTTTTCATTGGATCCAACTGGACAAAAGGAACGGTATAATCTTTCAAAAAATGTTTTTCTTCGGCTAAACATGCATTATCTTGGTATCTACTTTCTTTTAATAAATCGGTTCGGAAAGCAAATGTTCCCGCAGTAGCGTGATTCGGACCATAAGGACCGCATTTATACATCGTTTGAATATGTTTGAAATAAATATATAATTCAGAAGAACCAGCACACATTGCATTACGGTTGGCCATTAATTTATCAACAGCATGACTGACTCTTTCAGGAGGATAATAATCATCATCATCCATATAAACAATAATGGTTCCTTTTACAAAAGAATGCATATAATTACGTTTTGCTCCTAATGTCATTTTATTTTCAACTTCAACATATTTAATCTGTTTGATTCCAGAGGCTTCAACTAAATCACGAATTTTATCCGTACCATCATCGACAATAATCCATTCCATTCGATCTTTAGGATAAGTTTGGTTTTTAAAACATTCAAACATCATGGGAATAAATGGACGACGATTAAAGGTCGGTGTACATACTGATACGAACGGATAAAATTTTTTCTTCAAAACTGGTGTATGTGATTTAACTTTTCCCATGGGTTTTATTATATAGTATAAAATGAAAACTTTATAATGTTTATAACTTATAATAATTTATTGTAAAAAGGTTAAACTTTTTTGTAAAAAGGTTAAACCGACCAAAAAGAATTTTAGGACGCGAAATCATCACAATATTCTTTTTGTCGGAGACTAATCAACAAGAAAATAAGAGTTTGTCTGATTTTTCTCTTTGGACGCTGTAATAATTTGTAAAATATAATTTGTAAAATATAATTGTAATATATATTTGAAAAAAAATGGTACTATCATCTATTACAGGGACTATTAATTCTGCATTTAGAATAGGTGAGGCAGCTGTTCTAACTGGTGAAGCCGCAGTAAATGCAGCTAAAGGAGTTGCTCAAACAGCACAAGTAACAACTGAAGTAGCCAAAGAAGGAGTAACTATTGGTAAAAAAGTTGGTGAAAATATAAATCTTGCTCTAGAAGAAACTAAAAAAGTGGTAAACACATCCATCAATGCATTAAATGATCAACTTGGAAATGTAAATGAAAATACAACATCGATTATGAAAATGACAAACGAAAGTATACAAAAAGCATCCCCCCACTTAAGTACAACTGTTGGAAATACGACTGAAATGGCTTCTAATTTGACAAGTGTTACAAATGATTCTATTAAGTTTGGACAATCTATTATTGGATCTTTATTTTCTGTTATTCAATCTCCATTTGATGCTATTCAAAGTAAAATAAAAAGTATTCAAAATAGTAGAGATGAACCACTTACTAAAATAAAAAACATAAAAACTGAAATTAAAAATAATTTTTCAATTATTAAAAAAGATACATTAGTTAATTTTAAAGAACAATTAAATAATTTAATAAAAAATATCAGAATAACAGTTGATTTATATAAAAGTTTAAGTTGTAAAAAAGGATTTTGGGGAGGTTATAATTGTGATGATAATATTAATCAAAAAATAAATGTTATTGAAAAAATAGAAAATAAATTAAACTTGAAAAAAAATACTTCTATAAATCATGTTGAAAATATATTAAATAAATTTGATAATTCGATTGAAGCCATACATATACAAGCAAATAATCATATTTCAGAGGATGATTTGAAATTAAAAATAAGTGATTTACAAAATCAATCTCAAGAAATACAAGCGAATTTATTAAACGAAGCCATTTTAAAATTCAGTGAAATAATGAAAGAATATAATATTGAAATAGAAAAAATAGAAAAATATGTTGAAAAAATATCTGAAAAAATTAGTAGTGAATTGGATGCAAAAGATGATTCTAACGATTCTATAAAAGAAATGGACAATAAAAACATGGAAGAATCACAACATTTAGAATCAATACAAGAAGAATCGATTGATGGAGGATCAAATAATAAATCCAAAAAAATAAATAAGAAATCGAAAAGATCCAACAAGAAAATGAAGAATAAATCTAAAAAGAAAGTAAAGAAACCAAATAAAAAATAATATTATTACAAAAAAACATAATAATATTATTACAAAAATACAAAATGTTAGAAAATGAATTTTACCAAATTTTCAATGATTTTTTAAAAAAACACAAAATCTCTCCACTTTCAAATATTGAAAGTATAAAAAACGAATGGATTCCATTTTTAAACATTACTGAACTTCATCCAGAATCTTGTATTTGTGGTCATAAAATAAAACATATTACTTATTTATTCAATATTCATAACAAACACATATTATTTATAGGTAGTTCTTGTTGTAAAAAATACGGTTTATTAGAAAAACATTTAGAAAATGATTTATTATCGCATATTTTGAAAACACAAATCTCTCGACATTCTTTTGAAAAAAATGAAAATATTGTTTTATTAAAGAATTCATTGGATATTTTAATCAAAGAGTACATTTTTGAAAAATTTAGGTTATATACACATAAATATTCGAGAGAAATGGACGAAAATAGTTATTATTTTGATGTTTTTAAACCACTAAAAAAAATGGAAAAGGATATTTTGGAATTAATTGAAAAATATAATTTTGATTTAGTTGATTATTATGATGAAATCTCTCAATTTTTGAAAGAAAGAGAGATTTCTAATCATTCAGATTCGGAAACAAATTCTCAAATATTAGAAAAATTAGAAAATATTGAAAATGAAATCAATCAATTGTTGGATATAAAGGATGATGATGGATTATGTTATATTAGTGAAAATCAACCAAATTTAGGAAAAGGATTTTATTTTGAAAATGAAAGAAAAGAAAATTTAGGAGAAAACATCCTTCAAGAAAATTTAGGAGAAAACATCTTTCAAGAAAATTTAGGAGAAAACATCTTTCAAGAAAAATTCGAAGAAAAAGACTTTGCTCTAAATTTAAAAATAGAACAAGATATTCAAAATGAATTAAAAAATGAAAAAGAAAGATTCGAAAATGAATATGATTTTTATGAAAATTGTGAAATATATTATGAAGAAGAACCTGATAAATTAAAAACTATATCAAAATTTAGTCAGTATTCATCATATCATTGGAATTCTAATATAAATATGAAATTGTTAAATTATATTATTGAAAGTAATGAAAAAGAAATACAAGAAATAAAAAAAAACGTAAAAACTCATATTGAAAATATTGAACGCTTGAAACAACAAGTCTATGAATTCAAAACATTTGTAAAAACATCTAATTTATCAAGCAAATAAATAACTTTTCCTAAAAAATTGAAATCTTTTTTATACTTAAAATGATAAATCACAAGTAGGAAATGAATTTATTGAAATTAACACAACAAAATGCGTTCAAATATATTGGAAACAGTATTATTTTTAGAACTCGTAATCAATATAAAATAAAAAAAATAAACGGTGTTTCTCTTACAGGTAAAACTGTATATATTGATCATCCAGATCTAAACAATAGTTTACAAATTGTAACCAGAAATGTGTATGTAATTATTGATCCTGATTTTCCATCTTCATGTACAGATAATGAAGCTATTTCCAACATTATGTCTTTCTATAAAAAATAAAAAATATAAATTGAATAAAAATGAATATAAAGAAAAAATATATAAAAATAGTGGGTAAGACCGGTCTTAGCTCAGTTGGTAGAGCATTTGACTGTAGTTGTTTTTTTTGATAAACGAATAGTTATCAAAGTGTCGCTGGTTCGATTCCGGCAGACCGGACTTAAGTTTTATTACCCAAGTAATAATCATAATATGTTTGATTATGATTATTTTATTATTTTGAATTGACCATATCATATTTTGCATTTAAATAAGGTAAAGTTGTCAAGTATTTCATAAAAGAGATGATGCCTAATATAAACATGGAAGTCAAAACAAGTATGAGTAAAAAGGATAATATATTTGAATTGGAAACTTTGTTAGTATATACAGTCATACTATTTAATAATAAAGATAATATTGTGAGTTCAATTAAAAATAAAAATACAAACCGGAAAAAATATTTTACAATGAATCCCCACCAATCCATTTGACCACAACTATTATCAAATCGTTTATACATTTTTTCATAAATAGCATCATTGATATCTTCGAATACATCGAACGCATCTTTATCATTACTAACACTGACACCAAAGAGTAAATAAACGAATAAATAAATACTACATAATGAACCAGCAAACGGATAAAGCATAATATTAATTACCATACGAAGTATCCAGTAAATGACGAATTTGATGGGACCAGAAATTACTTGTTTCATAATATTTTCTCTCCAATCTTTGAATTCATTTACAAAAGCTATAAAAAATTCGATGATCATTACACCAATGGCAAACATAGTAAAGATATCAAATCCACCAGATGTTCTGAATATTAATTGACCCAGGGTTGAAATGATATTATCTTTTGATAGGGATAAAATGGAATACATGAAAATAAATAATAAAATAAAAACAACATATGGATATTTTTCGGTAAAAGAGACATAAGATTTGAAGAAGGAAAACCCATTTTTCTCATTGGCTGGATTGGCAATAAAAAATAAAATATTATAAAACCAAGTGAGAGGTTTAATTGCAATATCTAAAAAATAACTTAAATAAGGTTTTAAATTCGGATTATAAAAATTGGTTTCAATATCTATAAATTCGGGTTTTGTTCCATCACTGTTTCTATGGAATAACATGTAATAACAATTATAAAACATGTGAACAATAATGGGTAAAAATAAAATATTATAAATTTCATTTTTTATTATTTTGGAATAATTATTGATTTCAATTTGGGCTTGTTTTTTCTCCTTTTTACAATCGTCTGATTGGGTTGATTTGTTTTTCATACCTTCTTTATTTTCAAAATTTTCGTTATTATATAATAAATTTGTATCAATCAAATCAGTTAGATCGTAAATTTTTTCTTCTTGAGAGAAATCGACTTTTTTACCTAAAAGTTTATCCACAGTATTAACATTTGTAAGAACATCTTTGGGAATTTCATTACATTTTACTGCTAAAAACATATTTAAAAGGTTTTTGATTCCATTGTCAATGATTTGATCGGAATTATAAAAAGGGCATAATATGAAATCTCTTATACTCTTGTAAATAAAGGTCAAATCTTTCCCAACACTACTTGAACCAAACATTTTTTTTCGTGATGCATGCATATTAAAATCATCTCCAGTAAAATTAAATCCTTCGATACATGATTCTGTTTGATGATTATTATTGATATTTTGGAACATTTCTATATTTTTATAATTTTCAAATAATTCTTTATAATGAATAGGGATTTCATTTTCCCATTTTGTAGTCATAATATTATATTATATATATATAATATTATCGTGATATAATATTAACGTGCATATAACATACCACAATTACCCCCCATAAATGTTAAAATATTATATCTTTCTTCAAAAATAGTAATATTATAATTATATTCGAATAATCTCCAATTTTGTTTGTTTATACCAATTGGAACTCCATTCTCATCATAAATGGTTGTTATGTTGGAATTATTTACGTCGATGGGAGGTATATAAGTTGTTAATTCTAATTCAATATTACGAAATTTACTTAAATTGATGGCACCAGAAGGTTGTTGATCCCATGGACTTGTATTCAAACAAAAATTATAACAATACAGTCCGTCAATATCACTACCACCATTGGTTCTCATGTATTTTTCAATGTATTCATAAATACCTCTTGTCAAAGAATTTTCTCGATATCCTCCATCAAATACAATGGCCATTGTTTCTAAAATATCTTTTTTATTATCTGGTTGATATCTTCCAGTATAATAATAACCAGTATTGATACCAATGGTTGAAATAAACCCATTTGTATCAGGAATGCGATCAGTTGGTTGTAAAAAAGGACCATAATTTAATTCTTCATAATAAGGTGCTTCAATAATATTGGATGGTAATGTATCATAAGGCCAATTCGTATAATTTGACCATTCATTACGTAAATTTACATCATTACGTTGTAAAAACCACATCCAATTTGCAATCATACCGTTTGATGTAATTTTGATTTTTTGACTGCCTGTAATATTTTGAAAATTATATTCAAATACGTCTTTTATTAGATATACTTGATCTTCGGAAGCAAATGTTCGTGCTTCTTCATTGGATAAAAAACAATAAGTTGTCATTAAATGAATATCTGCATTCCAAGTATTGTTTTTATTTTCATAAGGATCAGAGGATCCTGTTGGATCATATATATCAAATGCAGGAGGACTTTGTAAAAAATAATACATATTGAATTGTGGTTGATTAAAATCAGGTTGAACATATGGAAAATTATTTGCACTATCAAATACATCACGTACTTGGAATAATTCACGAATGGGTCTTATTGTAACATTAATATGTAATTCATTATATTGTAAAGCAACTAAAGGAAAAGCACAACGACTATCCATGGTAAACCATGTATTGATTGGAATAAATAATTGACGACCACGAATCGATGGTTCTGAACCTTGAGGATTTCCATTTAATCCAGTAACCGTTCCCGTAAAAAAAGAAGATGGATATGTATTTGCACGTCCATAAGCATTTGCCGGATCATTTAATTCAGGTATATTTCCAGTCATTTTATAAAACAAATCTTTTTTCTCTTTTGGAAAATCACGTTCCACCATTGCGTTCAAATATTGTCCAGAATAACGTTGTATTAGTGCTGCACCACAAGTGATTGTAATTTCACTAATCATTTGTATTCCTAAATTACGAATCCATTTGAAATCATAAGCACTCCATTTATTACTAGTGGAAGGAGTTGGATTCATGATTGGACTCCATATATCAGGTAAATTGACAACCAAATAAGTATCCATTAACAAGTCAGCATTTCTTGGAATTTTAAAAGTAAAATGAGAGGGTTCATTTAATCGTAAATCGCGTTGACCATCAAAATCCACACGAAACTTTTGTAATCCAAAATTAGTATATTTAGAATATTTCACTTTGAAAAAAGTTTTGGTGGGATTTCCTGTTAAAAATTGATTATTCGTTCCTACAGAAATAATATTTAGTAATCCACCCGCCATTTTTTATATACTATTATTTATATTTTTTTATCTATTTTCATTTATATTACATATATATAATGGATTTTAGTAGGAAATTATTAATTTTATTGATTATTATTATTTTTATATATATAATTTTCCGTTTAATTATAAAACGTATTCAAATAAAACAAGCATATCATATACAATATAACACAGAAGGTTATGAAAATCAAACTACGGAAAGTATTCAAAATGACTATAAATGTACTATAAGTATTCAAAATAATTTGAAAAGAAAATTAGAAAATATAAAAAAATATGCAAAAAATGCAGAACCATTATATTTGAGAAATTTTGCTATTAAATCATCGTTAAATACTGCATATAATGGTAAAGAAAATTCAACAGATATGATAAATTATGTATTAACTCGTGGTTGTCGATTTTTAGATTTTGAAGTATATTTATATAAAGATCCAGTTACAGAAGTTACATCTAGTGTGGTATCCATATCTAAAAATGGCGATGCAGATTTTCTACCATTAGATAATAATTTGACTATTTCAGATGTATTATTTTATGTAAATATGTATGCTTTTAATATGACTTGTCCGAATTATGAAGATCCCATTTTTATACAATTACGACCAAAAATCATAAAAAATAATGATTATGATAATAATAAAAAATTGGTATGTTCTGCTATTAATCAAGCGATTGTTGCAAATTTATCACCTTTGTATTCAGGTAAAGTAACTAGTACTACATCATTATATGATTTATTAGGTAAAATTGTTATTGTAATGGATGATAGTGAATTCAGTGATTGTTCTCCAAATGTAAATTTATCTAGCAACAGCACTCCAGTTGTACCAACCCCTCCGACCACTCCATCCAATACTTGTCCACCTGTAGATACATTAAATACATCAAATACAGTAAATACATCTATTAATACACCGATCATGCAAACCTATTCTTATCAAAAATTGCCTTTACAACAAAACATGTTAACTTTGAATACTAGTACAATGTTATGTAATGTGACTACAATAACACAAGTATTATTTGAAGATGTAAATGGTGTTTCTTATACTACAAATGTTGATTCTTATTATTTATTTAAAAATTATTCGTGTCAAATTATACCAATGATGTTCTGGAATACTGGTGGTGATTTATGTAATTATGAAACATTATTCAATTTATGTGGGGGTGGTATCGTTCCTCTTACATTGGTCTATCGACAATTAAATAAAAAACAAGATAAATATGTTGAATATCCTGATCCAATGTTTGCATTTTCAATATATGGAAGTCAAACAACGACTATTTTCATATTAGTAGCATGTTTAGCCATTGTTGGATTCATTGTAGTAAGAGAGATGACATAACAAAATATATTATATATATTATATAAGATAGTATATATAGTAAATATGAAAAAGAAATTTAATACTGATTTATGTGATAAAAAAATGACATTCGATGAATGTGAACTCACTATTTTACGTCACGCTGTAGATGAAACAACCATAATAAAAGGACAAGAAGCTGTAAAAAATGATGATGTACAAAAAATGATTTTGATTTTAGAAAATTTTTTAATAAAAAAGAAATTTATTTGTTATGGTGGAACGGCTATTAATAATATTTTACCAAAATCCGACCAATTTTATAACCGAGAAATCGAAATTCCAGATTATGATTTTTTCTCAAAAAATGCTTTAGAAGCTGCAAAAGAATTAGCCGATATTTATTATAATGAAGGGTTTACAGATGTAGAAGCAAAATCTGGTGTTCATAAAGGAACCTATAAAGTATATGTAAATTTCATTCCGATTGCAGATATTACTTATATGAACCCTGAAATTTATGACAATTTAGAAAAAGATGCCATCAAAATCATGGGTATTCATTATTGTCATCCAAATTATTTACGAATGAGTATGTATTTAGAATTATCACGTCCTGCTGGGGATGTAAGTCGTTGGGAAAAGGTATTAAAACGGCTTACTTTATTGAATAAACATTATCCATTAAAACCAAATATTGATTGTAAGAAAGTCTTGAATCAGGAAGATGAAATTATTACAAAAGATATATTTACTGTGATAAAAGATAGTTTTATAGAACAAGAAGTCGTCTTTTTTGGTGGATATGCAGTATATCTTTATTCAAGACATATACCAGAACATATTCAAAAAATAAATAAAATACCACAATTTGATGTATTATGTGAAAATTCGGATAAATGTGCTTTACTTGTAAAAGAACGATTAAATGATTTTGGCATCAAACAAGTTGAAATTATTGAACATGAGAGTATTGATGATATTATACCCAAACATTATGAAATTAAAGTAAATAAAAAATCGTATGCATTTATTTATGAACCGATTGCTTGTCATAATTATAATAGTATTGTCATAAATAAAAAAAATGTCAATGTGGCGACAATAGATACCATGTTGAGTTTTTATTTGGCATTTATTTATACCAATAATAAATATTATAATAAAGATCGTATTTTATGTTTAGCCAAATATTTGTTTGAAATAGAACAATATAATCGTTTGGAACAAAATGGTATTTTAAAACGATTTAGTGTAAAATGTTATGGAACACAAAAAGGATTAAATAATATTTATGCAGAAAAAGCACATATGTTTAAGACATTAGCGAATAAAAAAGGAACAAAAGAATATGAAATGTGGTTTTTGAAATATATTCCAGGACAATTATCTAAAAATGTTTTGAATAAAAAGAAAAAACATGTTCAATCATATATTAAAGAAAATGAAAAATCTTTTAAAGAAGAAAATTTGAATATAGATACAATGAATGAAGAAAATGAAAATAAAGAAAGTGAATCCAGAGAAAAATTTAAAGCTTTCAAAAAAAATAAAATGGAGGAAAATAAAACAAGAAAAAACAAAAGCATTTTTGAAAAATTATTTACACTTAAAAATCGAAAAGGATTTTTTTCATAATTATATTTTTATATTATCCAAAATATAATTATTCGAATATTGTACCAATTACTTCCATAGATTTATTCATCGTATAAAACGTAGTTCCGAAAAATATACTTTTAAGAATCAAACCATAGAAATTGAAATTTCCATCTTCATTATAAATGGATAAAAATGAAAATCGTTTAAATATAAGTGTATTAATAATTGGCATTTGAAAAATAAAATAAATCAGACCAATTATAATTGGTATACGCATTTCGTCAAACCATGTTTCATTGATTTTATCATTTATTTTTTTATTTTCATATTCTCTCAATTTTTTATTGGTAGATTCTTGATATTCATCAATATAATCCACCGTTTTTTTTGGTTTTGGAACATAATTTGCTTGTATTTGTTCATCATGTGTATAATCATCTAGCATTCTAGGAATATCTCGTTGTGGAAGTCGTTGTTGTTGTTCACTAAATTCATTTGCCATATACATAATATTTTGTGGTTGATTTTTTTCTTGTTGTGTAGATTGACTTTCTAATTGTGGTGGAAGAGAGCCAATGGCTTGTTGTGGTAAACCATATGGATTTGGATGAATATTTATTGGCATATATGAACTGTCTGGCATTTTATTAGAGGATTGCATTCCATTTATTTCTGGTAAATCACTAATACGTGTTATTGAAATATTTTCCATTATAGTTATATATTAAGGTTCTTCTAAAAATATAAAAAAGAGAACGATAAAAAGAACGAACTAAATCTTTTATACACTTTACTATAAAAATTACTTATGTAAATATTTATTTTCCTAAATAAGTTAAAATCAATCATTGTATAATAAATAAAAATAATGAGAAAAATAATGGATAAAAATATGGATAAAATCAAAATATTACTATGTTCTGCAGATTTATTTCTTCATCAAATTATGGTTCATCCATTTATATCATCCAAATTTCATTTAGTTTATAAATTCAAAAATAAACTTGTAGGAATGATTCCAAAAAAAGAATCTCTCAATCCATTAGGTAGATGGAATATTGATTATTGTAGTAAAAAAATAAACAATAAAGTCGATTTATCGAATGAAGATCATTGTGGTCCTTGTGGACAATATATTCTTTCTAAAAATATACCAAAATCTAAAATTATACTGTAATATAATTATTTTTGTAATAAGAAACACTTTCTATAAAAATATGATTCTTTATATTATATATTTTTAACATAGTATATGGTAAATCAGAATTTAATTGAATATTGTTTTTATAATTTGTTTTAATATTATTCTTCTCCATAGCATAAATGGTTGCATTGGAACTACTATTATTTATATCTTGTAATTCCAATAAAATGATTGCCATTTGATTATTTTTTAAATTACTTTCAATATTTATTAATTCATCATTATTTTTTAAATTTGTTGAATAATATGTAATTGCATTTATTTGTTCTGGTATTATTATTTTATGATTTATTAATTGTAAAGAAACTATTTCTTCTGAAATATTACTTGGACCCGTTGGTCCTTGTATTCCTGTTGGTCCCGTTGGTCCTTGTATTCCTGTTGGTCCTTGTATTCCTGTTGGTCCCGTTGGTCCTTCCTCTCCAGGTGCACCATCTACACCATCTAAATTTACATAATAATAACATTGATTGATACCAAATGTGCCATGTATATTTACAATGTCTTTCACTACAATTTGTCCTGTAGATTTACTATAAAACTGAACTGTTGCTTCAAATGTATTTAATACCGAATTTATACTATCCGCAACTTCTGCTACAATGACTGAATTTCCACTAATAAAGGCTAAACCTGGTTCTACCTCGAAAAATAATGTCGCATTTGGTTTTGGGAAAAGAAATATTTTATTCACTGTTTTTGTTGCAAAACGATCACCTGGTAGTCCACAAGGACCCGTGGGGCCTTCGATTATAACTTCTCGATAATTATATTTATTATCTAAAATTTCATTTTTTGGAAAAAATAAAGAAAGTTTTGGTTTTATATTTTTATTCAAAAAAAATAAATAATTATTTTTTTCTGTCATAATAAATAATTTTTATTATTACAAAATATATAAATATAGTTACAAAATATACAAAATGAATTTGTATAATATTTATTGTTGTTCAACCTCTTTTTTTGACGCTAATTCAATGGTTTTTTTCACTGGATCACATGTTGCTGCTGAAAGTTTATATTTATAACAATATTCTCCATATTTATAAGTTTTTCCATTAATTTCACTAATAAGTGGTCCATTAAAATGAATACAACTTTTACCTTCACAAGATTTTCTGAAAAAACTTGCTAATCCTAAACCTAATAATATGGAAATAAATATTATACCTGTTTGTGTATTTAATAATCTTTTAAAATTCATTATATTATATAACTATATTTTGATATATAAAAAAATAAAAAAATATATTATTCAATTATATATTTTTTTCGTAGTTCATAAATTATAATATTAATTTTGTGCAGGTAATTTGGAAATCATAACATCATCTTTTGGACAACTCACTTTTGTTTGTTCTACTGAAAAACAAGTACCAGTTGCATCTTTATATTGAATTGTATCTACATTATCGGGTGTTGGATATACAAATATTGTATGATTATCTGTTTTGAAAAGATATACAAAAAACATACCAATTGCTAAACTAATGAAAAATACCGGAAAATTAATAAATTTTAAAATATTCATTTTTATATTTATATATATTCCTCTTTTTTATTTTTTCTTCCCTTTTCCTTTTTTATTATTTTTTTTAGAAGATGATGTAGTAGATGTTTTTATTGGTTCATCTAACCAATCATCGTTAATCGGCGGAACAGACGATTTTGATTGTCCTTCCTCTCCGTCAATTTTAAATACTAAATTATTGGGTGCTTTCTCTTCTAATTTACATTTATTGGCTTCTAATTTATTACGCATACGTTCTTTTGCTAATTCTGTTTTAGACATTCTACTTAATGCATTTACATCGAATTTTGAATTTTTTCCCATCATTCCCGCCATTCCCGGCATACTCTTTGCCATATTTTTCATCATATTTTGAAATTCTTTACCACCACCCATTTCTTTCATTTTTCCCATAATTTCACTTGCTTCTTTCATAATATCAGATTGATTAATGTCTCCACTTTTCATTTTATTATCCAATTTTGTACTTACTTTTTTCAATAATTCCATCATTTTTGATGGATTTTTTATTATTTTTTTCAAAACATCTTGAGTAGATTTTACATTTCCAAGGTCGTCTTGACCAAACATATTCATAATATCATCACTTAATTCATCTGCTAATTCTTTGGCTAAAGTTCCTATTTTTCCACCAAATAATCCTTTCAAATGTTCATTCAAATCATCTGGATTCGGCATTTCACTTGATTCAAACATATTTTTAAACTCTTCCATATTTGGCATTTTCATATTTTCATCGTTTTCATTCTCATTATTTTCGTCTAAATTCATCGTTTTTTTGAAAAAATCAGACAATCCACCAATGGTCTCTGCCAATTTACTATGTAAATCTTCTTCATTAATTCCATCAAATAAATTCATCGTATTACCAAACAACGATTTATCTTCAATCCCTGTCATAATGGTAATCATAATTAATTGTAAATATTTCCATAATGTTTGTTTGGTTTTTTCAGAAACACCTTCACAATGAAATAATAATTTGAAATCTACATCTGGTAAAAAAAATGTATTTGTATCATTTGTAAAAATATCATCATTTTGATATAAAATATCGAAAAATCTTTCTGGATAGATTCCTAAACAATATTTATAAAGATCTTTATAATCATTAGTTGTATCTCTCCATTTTTCCCACAAATAAGCATATTCTGGAAATGTAATAGATAAATCATTGGTAAAATCGCGGATAATAGAACCGAAATTTTCTGGCATAGTAATATTTTTGATTTCTGATTCTTCAGAATGATTCATTACTAAAGTTATTGTATAGAATAATTTTTATTTTTATACTCTTGTTTTTACTAATTATTTTTTTATTTGTCGAGAGAAAGAAGATAAATTTAGAAAATGAATAAAATAATTACCTAAATATATATGAATAATACTGAATTAGATTATAAAAAAACAAATGAATATAAATTAGATAAATTAAAAAATGATTTCCAAAATATACAATTTATTATTGATGAAATAAATCAATCGAAAACGATCATTTTGGAAAAAATCAATCAGCCGAAACATCTTTATCAAGAATTAATCAAAGATAATAATACAAATGTTTTTGTTTTTTGTTTGGATTCTCTCCATTTTCAATATAAATTATCTTTAATGGATTATGAATCCATCAAAAATAATTTATCCTTCATTATGAATCGTATGTATTGTGATTATTATAAATTGTATAATATCATAATGTTAGAAATGAGTGAAAAAAAATGGATTGAAATTAAACGAGAATCTTTTCCTAAATATAATGATTTAGACATTTTGTATGAATATGATTTGGAAGTTATTATTAAAATTCATAATGAAATTTTGGATTTGATTCATAAATTATATTCTAAATATATTGAATTAACAAATGGAGTGAAAAAATATAAGACCAATCAAAAATCCGTAGTTTCTATATCGAATTTTTTAAATACTTTGAAATATGAAAATGGAATGTTGGAAAATCAAATTATGTTGTATATTAATTATGTTTCTTTTTTCCATTTTTCACAAAAGAAAAGTTTAGTTCGTTTATATTCTAAAATGGTGGAATTTAATAAACATATTGATGAATATTCTAATATTGATAATGTAATTTCCATTGATGATATAAATAGTGTTTCTCCTATGGAACAATCCCCTAGAGAAGATTCTATTGATAATGATAGTATAATTAATAGTAACGGTAATGCTAATATTAATAATGATAATGATAATGATAATGATAAAATACATACATATTATCCATGTACCCTAGAAAATGAAGACCAATATACAAATGAAATATGTAAAAATATAACAAATAATATAGTGAATGACTCAATATTATATAATATTACATCATACCATTGTAATACTCCTGTGTCTGATCTTACTGAAAATAATAGTATAACAGGCAACGAAGAATCGAATTTATTCAAATATAGTTTAAACAATAAAAATAATGTTTTTATTTTAAAGAGTCCATTAGAAATTCCTATACAAAATTCTATTTTGGAAACTTCATTGGAAAATAAAATAGAAGAACCTATTTTAGAAACTTTGAGAGAAAATAAAACAGAAGAACAACCTATGGAAACTTCATTGGAAAATAAAACAGAAGAACCACCTATGGAAACTTCATTGGAAAATAAAACAGAAGAACAACCTATGGAAACTTCATTGGAAAATAAAACAGAAGAACCACCTATGGAAACTTCATTGGAAAATAAAACAGAAGAACAACCTATGGAAACTTCATTGGAAAATAAAA